GTAATGAATGTACCCAATCAAGCTAACCCAAGAGGTCAAGTTGTACCTTATCCTATGTACCCAAATATGTACCCGGGTATGTATCCTAATCAAGTAGCTCAAACAACTTACCAACCTGGTGCTCAGACTACTACAACTGCTCCAGCTACTAAAACTGAAGTAACAACCACAAAGACTACTAAGACAAAGAGCGAACTTCCTTCTGATGCAATTATCGTTACATCTTCAGACGATGAAAAAATTACTCTTGATAATGTAAAAGCTGGTAAGATTTACATTAAACAAGAAAATGGGAAGTATGCTAAAGCTACAGGGTTTGCACCAGTGTCAGCTAGTAAGAGCGGATTTGAAAATTACAAACCCATTGGTGAATCTGTAGAAGCAGATCTTGAAAGAGCTGAAGGTATCTTAGCTAAACTTGAGAAAGCAGGTAAAGCTCAGAAGGGTAGTAATACCAAAGGTGAAAAAGGTTGGATAATTGGTAAAGACGCCTATGAAGTATTATCACTAGACGATATAGAGTTTATGACTCGTATTTCTAGTGTTGGTGGTCCTAATTATAAAAAGTTAGGATTTAGAACTCCAGAAGGTAAAGGATTTGATATTGTACTTCAAAATAAAGGTAAGGTAGGTTCATATGGTTGGGCTCACCCTAAATTCATGGAGTATCAATATTGGAAAGGATTATCTCCTAACAACTATCAGACAACAGCGGAAGAGTATGAAAAATTGATGAAGGAGAATCCTGATCTTATGGTTGAAAACCGTAAGAACATGTTAAAGTTTTATGGTTTCGATGTAAGTAAATTTGATGAAACAAAACTTAAACAACCTGCCGAAGCGTTTTACACTTCAGATATCATTAATGGTAAACCTGATGCAAAAGCAGTTAGAGAAGGTAACCGTTTAGTTAATGGTAATGAAATCGGACTTGTAAGAGCTACTCAAGAAATCTTTAAAGATGCGGGTTATAGACCAGCTCTTAAATCTGATAACTTCTTGGGTCTCGAGCACTTGGAGTTAATTAAACCAGGTGTTACATGGGGAGAAGCAGCAGATAGTTTTAATGAAACGGTAGAGAAAACATCTACTACTGATGATGGACCTAAGACTGAAAAATTAAAAACTCCTAATGTTGAATTTGGTGCACCTTGGTGGTTACAAGATATTATCAAAGTAGCTGGTGCAGCAGGTGATTATGCACGTTTGAAGAACTATTACCCATGGCAGGCTGAAGCTAACGTAGTAACTCCTGATGTTACTTTCTATGATCCTACTAGAGAGTTAGCAGCAGCAGCTGAACAAAGTGCTATCGCAGCTAATCAACTTGGACAGTTTACAGGACCACAAGCATTTAATGCTAGATACGCGGATCTTCAAGCTAAACAAGCTGAGAATGCAGCTAATATTTTAGGTAGATACAACAGCTTAAATGTTGGTGTTTCTAATGAACAAGCTGCTCAAAATGCTAATATCTATAATCAAGCTGCACAAATGAAAGCAGCTAGAGATACTAGTCTTTGGGATAAATATCAAACTGTTAACCAAGAGTTTGATAACTCTAAAGCTAAAGCTCGTGAGACATTAAGGAACCAGTATGTAAATGCTATTACTAATAAAGCATATACAGCTAACCTTAACACTCTTACTCCTCAGTTTGCAGTTGATCCTTCAATTGGTGGGGAAATGATCTTTAAGAACCCAAGGGAAATATTTGCAGATCCTAGTAAAAAACAGACGTATCAGGATGTCTTTAATGAACTTATGGATAACCCCAATTTCCAAAGTGACCCAGGTAAAACAATGGAAGTCGCTTATAAGATTTGGTCAGGACAACCTTTGTATACTAGTCCTTTTGATGTCTACGGACAAAACCCAGGTATAGCTTACCCTGGTATGCAGAACTATCAAGGTAGATCTCAAAGTTCTGAAGGATAACTATAAACTTTTAAAGTGAAATAAACCTACTAGATTTTTAATTAATTTAGTGTGCGATGGCAACTTATATTCCCGGTACTACAGATTACGTTTCCCAGTTTCAACCGTTTACTCCGGATTACAACTTTTTGGGAAACATTCTTCAACAAAGACAATCTACTTATGATTCAAACTACAACGCGTTAAATCAGAAGTATGGTACTCTCTTGAATTCTGATTTGTTGCGGGAAGATAGTCTTGTTAAAAGAGATCAGTTTTTTAAAATGATTGACCAAGACATTAAGAAAATGTCGGGGTTAGATCTTTCCCTACAACAGAATGTAGATGCTTCACACAAAGTCTTTGATAGCTTTTATCAAAACAAAGATATCTTCAAAGACATGGTCTATACCAAGGAGTATAAGCGTCAGCTTCAAATTGCTGATAGCTATAAGAACTGTATTGACCAAGAGAAGTGTGGTGGTAAATATTGGGATGTAGGAGTAAACTATCTTAATTATAAAGCTGACGAATTTAAAAAGGCATCAAAAGAACAGATGATGTCTATGTCTCCTGGTGAATATATTCCTCAAATAAATATTCAGGAGAAAGCAATGAAACTTGCTAAGGATTACGGTTTTTTTAGTGATAAAGGTGGTCCTGGTAAAATAATGTGGTCTCAGGATGGAAAATATACATACATCCAAAAAGGAGGAGCAGTATTACAAACTCCCTTTCATGAAGTTCTTAGAAACATGCTTGGTAAAGACCAAGCTGTTATTGACATGTACAAAGCTCAAGCTTATGTAAATAGAAAGGATTATATTCTTTCTAATAAAGATAGGTTTGGAGGAGATGAGAATTTAGCTGAGGATGATTATTTCAGATCATTAGACCAATACGCAGCTGACCTTCAGAAAAAACAACAGGAAGATTTAGATAAGCTCATTGGAGCAGAAGCTAAAAAAGAAGTCTTAAAGAAAACTATTGAAAAAGAAGGAACAACTGGAGACGATGATCTAGGTATTGACTTTGCTGCTGCAGGTTTAGATTTTGACTTTGCTACTAAATCATATGAGATAACCGAAGAGCAGACAAAAGTAGCTAAGTCAATTTACGATAAAGGTTTAGACAGAAATCTTAGACGTGCTAGATACGATAGCATGTTTGCCAATGATCTTCTTAATAGAGAAATGTTTGGTGCTGCTACTGGAGTAGCTGCTTTAACAAATTCTCAAGAATCATTACAAGCTGATCCATATGCTAAAAGTTTGTTTGACTTTTCTTTAGAAGTAAAGAAAATGCAAATCAAAGCTGATTTAGATGACAGAAATGAGCAGCGTAAAAGCATGTATGAAATGTCAAAGGAACAAGCTTTGATGGACTACATGACTGGTGGCTCAATGATTGGAGGAGCTGGTGGTGGTGCTGGTGGAGGATCTGAAAACGTTCCTACTCCATCTGAATTTAAAGGTGGTAGTACTCCAGAAAAAGATGAATATGGAGCATTAGCAGAAACTCAAACTGTAGCATCTAATGACGTTATTGGTAATCAAAGACAATGGGTATCAGGTCTAACAAAAAACTTAGAGCACACAATTAAAAATTCAAAAGATAAAAACAGTGTAATTGTTGCTCAAAACTTTCTTAATGGTTGGTTAGGTAAAGCTGAAAAAGATTCACAAGGTAATGTAGTAAAAGAAGGTTACGACGCAGCTTCTCAAAAGTATTACGTACGTGATCCTAAAAGAGGCGGTTTAGTTGGATTGAATTTTGATCAAGCTTTTTCAATAATTCAAAATGTAGATCCTAGTAGATTGTCAGAAATCTATAATAAAGGTATTGTAGCTAAAAATGAAATTAGAAGTTTAGGAGAACAAAAAACATTTTTTGAAAGCAGAGGTAACCAGCTTGAAAGAAGTGTTGCTGTAGCTAGAGATCTAGTTGAAGCTGCAGAAATAACAATGAGTGATAACCTTAGTGCAGTAAAAAGTCTTCTTACTATTGAAGATAAAGATAATCAAGTAGTTCTTGATGCAATGACTTTTACAGAAAATGGAGTAACAAAATTAAGAAGTAAAGAACAGTTTAACGAATTCCTTAGAAAACCTGAAAATGCAGATTTAAGAGAAAAACTTTCAGAACCAGGTTTTTGGGATGGATTTTTTGGTAGAGTTACAAAAGGTATTGGAAGAGGTTTAGTAGCTGCACCATTAAATTTTATACCTGTTGTAGGTCAAATTGCAACTGCAGGAGTACTTGGTTATAATGTATACGATGCTCTTTTTGGTAGTAAAGAAGGATATGAAATATTGAATGAGTTGTATGACACACAACTTGAAATGATTCAAAATAAATATAATGAGAATCCAACAGTTAATGGTAAACCATTAATCAAACCCCTTACTACTAATCCTATGTTAGGTGTTGGAGGTGGTACTACTGCTATGGGTGCAGGATATACTTTTAATAGTGTTCAGTTTAGGAGTCAAGGCTATCAAGGTACATTAGGATTTATTAATGATTTTAATAGTATTAGTGATGGTACAATTCACTTAGGTAAAGAAGTTGTTAGAGCTGATGATGCTATTGCTCCTGAAGATGAAGTTGCTATCGCTAAAATATTACTTAACGGTGTTAAGAATGATATGATGACAAGTGCTCAAATGATAAGAATGAAAAAGAAAGATTTTGAGCCAAATAACTTTACTGTTAAATATGGTGATGTAGCACTTGAAAGTGAAAATGTAGTTGGATTACATATTCAGCCATCACAAAAATTAATTGATGAATTATTTAAAGGTGAAGATGGTAAAAAGACATTAAAAGCTTATCCTAAAATTGCTGAAGGGTTTACAATGTATGTCCCTAAAGAGAAAGCTACTAATGCATTTACACAATCTCATAAGTATCAACCATATGATATAATTCTGCAACATAAAGATGTTGATTTAGAATTACCTAATGCTGGTAAAGTAACTATTAGTAAACAAAAAGCAGATGGTAGTTTTGATGTCACAGCTAATATTATGGGAGTTAAAAATGGTAAACTTGAACAAGTAGATAACTGGACAATGAGTACTCCTCCTATGTCTAGAGGTCAAGCTGTTTATGAAACATTTTTCCCGGTTTTACAAGAAATGGAAAGATACAATAAGGAGGTTATGCAAACAGGTAGAGGTAGAATTTACAATACTAACCTTTTAAATTTTGCACCTGATGGCTCATTAATTCTTTCTGGAGATCCTAAAGTTTCTCAAGGAACTTCATTACAAGAGTTGTATCAGCAAAACCTTGAACGTAATCTTCAAACAGTTAGATAATAATGGAAGAAAAAAATATTCCTGAAGGATATAGTGCAGCTCCGATCGAACCAGTTAGTGTTTCATCTGATGCTACAGCTTTATTAAAAGCTCCCATACCAACATTAACAAACTATATACCCGATGGTATTCCTCCTACTATTAATATAAATCAACAGCTTCAAGGAGATTTTAATACTGGTCCTGTACCAAGTCCTAGAGCTAGAGGTAATAATTCTTCTGGAGATTATATTAAAGCTTTATCAAGTGGTCTTAAGAATCTAGATCATACAAGAGATAAATATTCTTATACAAGAGCAGCATCCTATGGTGCTGGATATAAGAATATGAATTTTGAGCGGTACTACCGCCACGGGATGTATGATAAGCTTGGGTTTAATCCTTATAGAGATAACGAGACTCTTTATAATGAAAAAGGATCATGGTGGGATGATGGAGTAAGAGCTTTTGTACCTACTATGAAAGGAATCGGGTTAGGATTCTTAAGTGGTCTACCCGGATCCTCTTTATGGGGTGATGAAGATTATTGGAATAAAGAACTTGAAAAATCCATGGCGATAGGTACTACTACCCGCGGTGGAGTAGGAGGATGGATAACAAATTTTGGGTTAAATGCTGGTTACTCTATAGGTATTCTTGGTGAAATGGCTGTTGAGAATCTAGCTTTAGGACTTATTTCACCCTTTACTGGAGGTACGTCTTTAGGAGCAGCAGGTGCTAGATCAGCATTAAAGTTTGATAAATTAACTAGAATGTTGAATGGTAGTTATGATACCATTAAACAACTAAAAAATATTGATAGTGCAAAGTCCGTATTTGATATTGCTAAAAGTGGCGCAAAAACCGTAGGTAACTTTCTTAATCCTTTAGAAAATACAACAGAGCTTGTTAGTAATGCTATAAAGGGTAAAAAGTCATTTGAAAATATGACTACCCTTGCTAAAATGTCAAAGTCATTTGGAGCTTTTTATAATGATGCACGACAACTAGATTTAGCATTTTCTGAATCACTATTAGAAGGAGCTGGTGCTAAAGCTCAACATATTCAAAATTCACTAGATGCTTATTATGCTAAACATGGTGAATTACCTACAGGTGAAGAAGCTCAAAAAATAGCAGACAGTGGCGACAGTATTAAATTCAATACTGTAATGTCAAACGCAGCATTAATCTATACAACTAACAAGTTTGTATTTGAGGACATGTTTGACCGCGTACGTGCTAAAGGTAGAATGGCTGCATCATTTTTAGAAGGTGATAAACGTGCATTAACTAAAACAGCAGCTAAAGAATTTAAAGTTGGTCAGACTCAAGCATATAAAGCTGCTGAGGAAGCAGCTAAATGGAGTGTAAAAGGATCACTTAAAAAAATAGCTACATCTCCATATAACCCTGTAAGTCTTAAATATCTTTCTAAAAATATAAGTGAAGCATTTCAAGAAGCTGGTCAAGAATCAATTACGGCGGGAATGCTTGATTATGAGAGACGTAAGCTTGAAGACCCAACATATGCTAGTTCATATAACTGGTTAAGTGGGATTGCTCATGGTATGGGTGAGCAGCTTTCTCTTGAAGGATTAAATGTCTTTGCTCAAGGTTATTTAACGGGTGGTATTCTTGGTCCTCTTCAAGGTGGTATCATTAAAGGACTTAATGCTGCAGATAATATTTTTCAAGGAAAAGATAGAGCTACAATTGAAAAAGAACGTACTGAACGTCAGAATAAAATACAAGAAAGAAATAATGAAAGAATAAACGCAGCAAACTTTATTACTGATAACATCTTTGTTCTTGATAAAAATAGAAGAGCTGAAAACAATGCTAATACAATTACAACAGCTCAAGACGCTAAACAGGCTCGTCAAAACGGTGATGTAAAAGCAGAAAAAGATTTAAATTTTGAAACAGAGTTTAATCATATGTGGACTCTTGCTTCATCTAACTCAACCAATTTGGTTATAGATCACTTTAATGATATACTAAAGTTAGATGATCAAGCATTTGCAGAAGCACATGATTTAGATATTTCAGATGTAGCTGATGGTAGAAAAACAGTACAAGAGAAGATTGATTTTGCTAAAAAACTTCAGAAACAATATAATCTTGCTAAAGAAAAGTTTGCTAATCCATATGAACCATGGACTATTAATAAAGAAGAAAATCCTATTGAGTTTGCAGAAGCTGTAAATGCATATCAAGGTTGGGAAGATGGTGTTAAGCACATAATTTTTAATGTTAATGCTGCAGAAGATACCGCCTCGAGAATGAGTTCGTTATCTGATACTTTAGGTAATAAAAAGGGTTTTTTCAAAAGTTTGTTTACCGGATTTAAAAATGGTAAACCGTTTTCAGAAGTTAACTCTGAAGATGTTACAGTTCTCTTAGATCATTCTCAAAGAGGACAAATGAAAAAAGCTTTGTCTTCTCAAATTTCTATTCTTGAAACTGGTACAGATGAGCAAAAAGCAGAAGCTGAAAAGCTTAAGAAAAAATTAGATTTGTTAAATGCATGGGATGCTAAAGCAGATCATAATTCTCGTTTAATTAAAACAACAGAGTTATCTGAGTTTTCACCTCAAGAAAACGAGCGTAGAAAAAAGTATGCTCAATTTAGAAAAGGTGCTAAAGTAGTTGATAAGAAAACTGGAGAAGAATTTACTATAGCATCCGTACTTAAAGATGGTACTGCTACTTTAAAAGATTCAAAAGGAAAAGAAAAAACAGTTAATCGTCTTGATGCTGTAGATGCATATGATGTATCTAAAGAGTCTACTATGCCTGAAAAATACGCAGGTATGGGGGATGATGTATCTGAATCATTAGCTGACTTATATGATACGTATGTAGAATACATGCGTTATATAGCTAGTATGAATGACGTTGAGATTATGGATAGTTCTCTCAACGAAGCATTTGATATGATTAAAGACTTTTATTACTTAGATAATGATAGACAAGCTCTTGCTAAAACTATCAATATGTTAAGTGATCCTCAGTACTTTAGTCGTTATGCTGATATAAGAAAGAAGATTAGAGAAGAGTTAGCAAAGAGAAAAAAAGAAATTGTTTTAAAGGGTTACAACAAATCAAAAGAGTACGAGGATAAGAATAGCTTGTTAAGTAAGCTATTTGATCTTGGTGTATTTGTTCCAGAAGACGAGATGATCTATTTGATCAAAAATGATCTTCGAGGTGAACAACTTCAAGATGGTAGCTATGGTGGTGTAACATTCTATGATACTGTAAATAAAAAAGTAGTGCCTTTTAATTCTGAACTCTTCAAGAAAATTCTTGATGTAGTTGAAGAATATGAAAAGAATAATGCTGCTACAGTATTAGGTAAAGCAATTATAGAAGAAAAAGAAGTTGTAAGATTTTTCAACTTAGGAAAGTACCAAGATGACGAAAGAACTTTAGCTGATTTAGGTGAACAATTTGGATTTGATCCAAGAGCAGAAAGTACTACTGTATCTGCGCAGGAACTTATTTTAAGTTTAATTGATAGCACATACATTAGAGATCAGCAAAGTAGAGCTTTATTAAAAAGATTATTAAGTGTAATTCCTGAAGACGCAAAAGTCACTTTTGTAAAAAATCTAGAGTCGATGAATAAATATGATCCTTCTACGAAGGAGCTATTTATTGATGCTAGATATGCTTCAAGTGATTACATGGGTACGACCGGGTATCCAATTGAATCTTCAATCATTCACGGGCTTGTTACCAAAGTTGCTACTGAACAAGTTCTTGACGATAAAGCTACAAGTGATAAGATAACTGATCTTCGTGATCTTACTATTAAACATTTAAAAGGTAAGACAGATATTGATCCTCGAATTAAAGCTTTAATTGAAGAGGATGTAGCTTTATCTGATAATGTAAACTTCGTAGCTGAAGCTATGATGAATGAAGCTTTTCAAAAGCTTCTTGGAGAAATAAAGATTGATCCTAAAGAACGTCCTCAATATAAGAATGATGTTTGGAAGGAGTTTATACAAGCTGTTAAAGAGTTTTTAGCTAGCGCATTTAAAATTGATTCTAATGCTACAGTATTGGAATCAGTTCAAGAACTCTTTGGTCAAGGTTTAGAACAAGTTAGTATTCCTTCAGAAACTGAAACTGTAGCTAAACCTGAAGGAAAAACTCAAACAGGAAAAGAAGTAAAAGTTACTACTCCTGTTGAGAATATGGATAGAGAGCTTCTTGAAAAGCTTGTTACTCTATATAGAGAAGAGTTTAGGGAAGATGATATAACCCCTAAATTTGATGCGCCTTATGATGAAATTGTTGTTAGTACAACATTCAAACAAATGGTACAATCAAACTCTAGAGCTCGTGATATTATTAAAAGATATAATGAGGAGAAACAGTTTGTACCAGCTGAAGAAAAGAAATCGCTAACCAAGATTGAACCCAAGAGAAAAATACCAAGCAAAGGGGAAACTATTCTCTTTAGTGGACCTGCTAGTAAACAAGGAGAAGCAGATACTGTAGTCCTTGTAGATAAAACTTTTGTAGTAGAAGAAGTAAAGAGCGATTGGAATGATGAGTTAAATAGAGAAGAAAAACTCATTAGATTAAGAGATCCTGAAACTAATGAGCTCTATTTGATTGATATGAAAAGCGAAGACGCTTCTCAATATGTAATTGAAAAAACTACTCCAGTCACTACCGCAGGTACGTTTACTCCTACAACTACTTATGGTACTCCTACAGGTCCTGAGCTTACTACTGCTACTACTCCTGTTTCTGATGTAGAAGCTAAGAAAGCTGATATTATATTACCTATTGGTACTTCTGGAAGTGGAAAATCTACTTGGATTAAATCTGTAAATAAGAATAATGAATTTGTTGTAATTTCTCCTGATGAAATGAGAATAGAATTTACTGGAGATATTAATGACAAAAGTAAAGATGACGAAATATATGAAGCTGTAAAAGAGAGAGCAATTAATGCTGTTAAAGAAGGTAAGAGAGTAATTATTGATAGCACTAATCTTAGAAAAGATAGAAGAAGACCTTTTATCAATGCTGTCAAAGAAGCTCTACCTACAGCTAATATTAAGTATAAACTAATGCCTTTAAATCCTGAATTAGCAAAACAAAGGATTAAGGCAGATATTGCTGCTGGTGTTGAGAGAGCTGATGTATCTGATGCTACAATAGATAGACATGCTGCCACATACATCGAAATGCTACAGGATATTAAATCTGAAGATATTTCTAATTATGATGCAGAACCAGCTACTTTAGAAGCTAAACCTGAAGTTGTACCTTCTGCAGAACCTGTTAAAGCTCCTGATATAGAAAAGGAAAGACGAAAAGAATTAGGTGACACAGCTACTCTTAGATTTAGTCCAATTGGATTCGTAGGGTATGATGTCTATGGTAGGAGATATGAGATCATATCGAAAAAAGATAAGTATGGTAGAAGTTTAGAGTATACTAAAAATGGGGAAAGGTTTACATTCAACCCTCTTACAGTACGTGAAAACGTATTGTCACCTTACAATGTACCTGATGCATTTGTAGAATTATACAGCAAGGATCCAAGACCTATTAATGAAAAATACGATGCGATGTATTTAGATGCTGTTAGTAAAGGAGAGATGTCTCGAGAACAAGCTATGCAAGCTCTTGAAAAAGCTGGAAGAAAAAATAGTGTAGTATATAAAGAACTAGCGAGTTTAGAACAAACAGCTAAACCTAAAGAACCTGTTGAAACAGGTAGAACATTTAATACTGTTGAAGAATTATCTGAAGCATGGAATGATATCCAATCTGTTGAAGATGCAAAAGCTTGGTATGATAAAGCTGTTCTCTCACTGGGTATAATTGATAATAGGTTTACCGCAGAGGTTATTGATGAAATGTATCAGAAAGCTATTATCAAGTTTGCTAAGGAGGTTAAATTCAAAGATCTTACCGTCGGTAAGGTTGTAATTATGTTTGATAAAACTCTAAGGAAGGTTGTGTCAAATAACGGAAAAACAGTAGTTTTGGGTTCAATCAACGCTCAAGAATCAAGTCCTAAAGACCTTAAACCTTTAGAGTTTACTAAAGGGACTTTCAAAAAGAATGGTATTATGTATATGGCGAATGAAAACCTTAATACTGTTCTTGAAGAACAGAAAAAAATTACCCCAGAAGACAATAAAGCATCTAATGAAGTTGTCAATAGTATGGCTGATGATGATATGTCTGCTGATGAAAGATATGAGTATGTAAAGACAAAGTCTTTAGCTGAAATTGAACAAGAGTCTTTAGAGATTTTAATATCCTGTAATGTTAAATAACATGAAGTGTCTTCTTTCTCCGGAACAGCGCAGCGCTTTAGCAAATATCATTTTTAAAAGAGCTGACGTTATAGCAGAGTCTAATAAGAGTATCGACCTAGACAACTTTATTAAAGAGTTGTACAATTTTCTTTTAAAAAACGGTTTAGCAGAAGATACCGCTCTTGATGCTGCACGTATAAGCATTTCATATTTGAATGCTTACCAGGGAGCACTGTCTACTAAAAAACCTTCTCTTCACGATTCCTTTATTAGTAAGGATCAATTTATTAACCTCTACGATAAAGTTAAAGCATTTAATTCGTCAGATTCTGGTCTTGATGCTGTTCGTTCTGTATTGGGGTTGAATGTGAACTTAGCTGAAAAAGCTAATACATTACAGCAACAAATTAATAATACTAAAAAAGATGAGGAGTCTATTTCTCAAGAACAAGAAGTATATGAAAGAAAACTTAAATCAATTACAGCAAACCCATTAAGAACTAGAACTCTTTATGCTTCTACTCCTGATGAATTTAAAAACAGGAGTGTCGCAGTAATGAATAAAATTATCAGTCAATTAAGAAATGAGAATTTAGAAGACAGTTCAAGTATTGGGATTTATTTTAAAGCGTTAGCTGGTGAAATTGTAAGAGAGCAATTAAAGAATTCTTTGACTAGTGAGAATGCTAAAAAGTTTCGATTTGATCAAATAATTCAAAGAAACGATACATACATTGTTCTTACTGATAATGATGGTAATATTTTACTATTTGATGAAGATGGAAATGTAACAGATGATAAATCTCAGTTTCCTGTTTTTTACCCTTTATCTACTTTTAATGCATATAATAGTGTATTAAAAAATAATGAGTTAAAAGAAATTTTTAATGAAAACTTTCCTGTCTCTAATGAGAAAATAGCGTCATTGATGCAAAAATTAAAAACAGCAATGACAAAATTGAATATAGATTTTGAAAAAATAGAAAATGAATTACTAAACTCTTTTGTAATACTTGAACAGGTTTACAATAAAGAGCTGCAAAAAGCTGTAGTAAGCAAAGGGGTTTTCTCTTTAGAACAATTAAGCGAAGAAGAAAGAAAAACAGTAATTGATGAAACTATTGATTCATCTAAAAAGGTCATTGAAAATTTTGGAAAAATACAAGCTGCACTTAGATCTTCTACACATAAAGCTAAACGTAGTACAAAAAACCTTTATGGTAGAGATACAGTAGAACTTGATAATCCCTCAGATGGATTATCAGGTACTATTTTAAATACAAGTGGTGGGCAGGTTGTTAGAATTGCTCAGAATCTAGTACCTCTTGAAAGAATATTCAGAGGTAGAAAAGGACTTTTTAATCCTTTTATTGTTAGGAGTGAATTTACAGGTGTACCCTACTTTGAATTCCCAGGTATTCGTAAAAGGATTCAAATTGAAGAAGCTGCTTATATAGATAATCAGGATATAGTAAATACTATATTAGATTTATTTACAGCTGAATTATATGATAAGGACGCAAGTGGTAAGATTGTACCCATGTCTTTATTTAGAAGAAAGCAGCTTATTAGTCAATTTGTTTATTCTGGTAAAGAAGAAGAAGAAGCTAGTACAGTTACTTGGATTCAATTTAATCCATCTAAAGCAGTAGTTTCGATTGATGATGTATCATATAAAATCAATGATCAAGATTGGTCTAAAAATAAAGAACTACGTGAAATATTAGAAAAACGTTTAAACTCTAGTTTAACTAAATCTAATACAGAATATAGTGAAAGTCAATTTAAACTGATTGAAAGAAATCTCAATGCTAAAGGTATTGATGTACAAGTAATTGAAAATGAGTCTGAGTTTAATTCTGCTCCTCAAGGATCTTTTTATAAGTACCAAAAGGATGGTAAAACATTTTATAAAATGTTTTACAAAACATCTATTAACGTAATAGATGAATTACTAAATTTTCCTTCTGACTTTCTGTTACCTGTATATAAAGAAGAAAACGGTAAACGTGTTCTTGATACAGAAAGTTCTAAAAAAAACTACCATGACTTTCTTATTGAAAGATTCAGCACTGAAACACAGATAAATGAAAACGGGGACATCCAAGAAGAAAACCCTGTCTTTGACTTAATGTTTTCTATTGAAGCAGTTTCTAAGATTGCTAAAAGAGAAAAAGAAATTGAAAAACTTAAAATAAGAGAAGCTGAATCTAAAAAAGAAACAGCTCAACCAACACCTGTAACTGAAGAAGAAGTCCCTGTTACTAAGAAAGAACCTACTACAGGATTTCAAGGATATAAGTTTGGATTTGAAGATAAAGGTAAAGGAACTCCTCAAGGTGATGGTAAAGACAAAGCAATGCGAGAGGTTGCTGATGGAGCTATTGTAGAATTATCTTCTGATAAGGATTCTTCATCAAAAACTAGTTTAGGTGCAGTAGGATCACCAAAAGAAGGTGATAAAGTTATAATGTTAGCCAGAAACGGTTCTCTTTCTGGAAAACCTCTTAGAGCAGAAACAAAACAACAAATAAGAGAAGCTAATTTAGATGGTGCTGAATTTGTAGTAGGAGATATGCCGGGAGTAGATAGTCAGTTTATTGACTACTTACAAGAGATAGGTGCTAAGTTTACCATTTACCATACTGGTCCAGAGGGTACCTCAAGGATTAAAATTGAAAAACCTTCTGAGCAACCTACTACTCCTACTGTAACCGAAGAGCAGCAAGCTCCTGTTACTCAAGCTCCTGTTACTGAAGAGCAAACTAGAAAACGTAAAGGAGAACGTTTTGATATTAATAGCCCAGACTTTGTATGGAATAAAAGCTATTTACAAAGACTTAAAAACGAAAAAGTTACTGAAGAACATATTAAAGCTGCTGAAGAATGGTGGAGTAAATCTCCTCTTTCAAAGTTCTTTCCTGTTGATACAGTACTTAAAGCTATTAACTCTTCTAAGAATGGTCCATTAGCAGAATGGAGTGTAAATGGAATTATCCTTTATCATTATTATCAAGAAGGTGGTAAAGTAGATAAGTCTAGAAGTGGTGACTTTACTGATATCTATCACGAAGCGTGGCACGGGTTTACCCAAACCTTCTTAAGTAAAGAAGAACTAAATTCTATATATGATGAGTTTAGAAAAAGAGAGGGAAGCTTTGTAGACTATCAGGGTAACTATGTACTCTATAAGGATGCTAAACCTTGGCAAGCTGAAGAGTTCTTAGCTGAAGAGTTCCGTCGTTATGCGATGGGTGGAGGTAAGGTTATTGATAAGACCAAGTCCCCAGTTAGAAATACAATCTTCCGGAGAATCCTCAACTTCCTTAAAGAACTCTTTGGTAAGACTACAGTAGAAGAGTTTGTCGCTAATCCAATGGCGAACTCTAAGATCTTCGAGATGTATGATAAACTCTATACGGGAGATCTCAGTGGTTATACCTTTGATCCATCTAGAGTACAATCTAATACTCCTCTTCAGTCTCCATATGTAGAACCTGCTACAGATACTACTGAAGCTAAGATTTGGTCATATCAGGATTCGATGCTGATGGTTAGAACCATTGAATCTTTGATTTCTGATACAATAGATGATTTTAATAGAGCTGGTAATGATGATAGTAAAAACGTCACTGCACAGTTATTGACTAAGTCTTTACCTATTACAAGAAGGCTTTATAATGAAGTTCTGTGGAGGTTGGATAATGAAGTTCTTGAGGACTTAAATATCAAACTTAAAAATGCGGCTAATCAAGCTGAAGCTTTAGAGATTTCACATTATATCAATTTGGTACAAAATACGATTGATACTTTTGGTGATCCTAATGCTATTGATGAAACTCTTGAGGGTGATGGGTTTCTCTATTACCATATGGAGAAGAGTAAGATAACGGATGTCTTTCTTGAAGAGTCGGAAGACCAAGACCCCGAAACCGTTGATCTCATCAAAGCTCTGAACAATTATGAAAGAGGGGGTAATGAATCCTCTCTTAAAGATATTGCTTCTGATCAAGTCAAGCGTCTTCTTAAATCTATTAAGCGTTACGATGAAAAAGGTAACGTTGTAAAAAACGTTATTGGTAGAGCAGAAACAGAAAACTCTTCCGTTGTATTCTTTAAGTTAGCTAAGCTCTTAGGTGGTACTCTTACTAAACCTGAGATGTATAATAAGATGCTTGTTGCTGCAGAAGCAGATCCTATTGTTAAAGAAGTCTTATCTAAGCTTGGAATACCTGACTCTAAAACTATGTCTAGTAATGTGCTCTGGACACAGTTTTGGAAAGTATTCAATAGCTCTAACGTTAAGCTTGTTCAAATGTCTGTTCGTGAAAAAAGCGATGGACACCCATTTGATAAGTCTTATAAATATGAGGTAAGAATTGGATCGGGTCATAGTTCAGAAAAACCGATACTGAATAAGTGGCACAATACTTTCGGTATTCAAGAGTTTAAGAACTATAAAAAAATCGATCCTGCTAAAAACAAAGCTTATGTGAATATAAACTCTCTTGTAGAGTTTCTAAAGGACAAAAAACTTGATCCTAAAAAAGTTAGAGAGTTTTTAGCTGCTGTTGGTGTAGACTTATCCTACAAACAAAACATTAATGACTTTTTATCAAAGCCAGAAACATATGAGAAAGTAGACGCAGTGTTTCAGAATATTATCAAAATGGCGGATATGAAAGTCGAAAGACTTTATACCCTAGGAGAAGTATTCGGTGAAGCTACTGCAGCTAGTCCTTTCTTTGGTAAAAAGGAAATTATCGGAATGGGTAGTTTCTTAAATGAACTAGCTGTTATAGAATCTACATACGGTAACTATACAGGTACCTTTTCTCAAAAGAATGCCGAAGGTAATGTTCAATACGAGTTTACTCTGAACAATACCATTAGCATTATTGTAAATACTGTTAACTCAGTTAATAGCTATAAGGAGCTGATGGAGCATCCGGAGATGCAGCATCTTAATATAAAGAACAGTCCTTTTGTAAACTCTTCTCTATTGTTTGAGAGGTTGTTTGATATGGAGGATTATAGAAAAGGAGGAGAAGGTAGAAGATTAAATAAAATAGAATTTAATAATCTTAGTGGTGTAAAGCTGATAGGTGAAAAAAGTGACGTTGGTGTTGCAGCAGCTAAGTCAGATGAAATCTCTAAGCTTATTACTGATCTACACCTTACCTTAGAGGGGCGTCAAGAATTAATGCGTCACGCCGACAAGGGTACCTCTTTTACTCTTTATATAAAAGGTAAAGGATTATATGTTGACTTAAAGAAGTTAAGCTCTCCTACGAATCCTTTTGAATATACTTCTGAACTTGTCTATTCACGATACTTTAAAGCAGAGTTTGAAAGAATTAAAAAGCTTGACGAACTGTACAAGAAAAGTAGAACAACTAGTATTGAGTACGACCAAACGTATCTAGACAAGGGAAGAGACTTTCATATTTTTGAATCAATCTTAGATGATAATCTTAAAACTGAAGTTTTAAAATACAACAGCTTTGATGAGATCCCCAAGTCTTTAGTTAGCAATAAGATTATCCCAGCTATTAATCAGTACTTTGAACGTCAAGTTCAAGATGTATCTAACAGACTAGGTACTGAAACTTTTATTGATGATAAACTTTATGCAGCTGCTAATAAAGCTAATGACAATCTAGTACAAGATAATAAGACAGTAATTCTTAGAACATTTGTTGTAAATAACTGGATTCATAACGTAGAGACTCTTTCTCTTATTTATGGAGACTTAGCTTTATATAATCATTTAAAAGAAGAGTTCCATAAGCGTAATGCTGGTGCTGGTTCTACTGGTACACTCTTCGCTTCTGATAAAGCCTCTATTAAATATGCTTTGTCTAAAGGAATGATATATGCTAATAATCTTCGTAGTAAAGATCCAAACTATGTAAATGAATACATTCCTGTTAATGATGATGGGTCTTACAACTCTGCTGTCTTTGAAGACAATAAGATTGCATCTATCTACTATGATGAATTAGTAGAAGGCTACAAAGAAGAACTGTACGAAAGATTTAAAGATAAAATTGATAGTCTTAGTGAAGAAGAAGCTGATAAGTTTAAAAAAGAACTAGATAAGAAAGCTGAAAAGACTTATAAGGAATATTCTGGTATGACTGAAGGTGATGCTCAAGGGTGGATTACCTTTGATGCATACCGCGCTTTTAGTATTCTTGAAGGTAACTGGTCTAATGATCAGGATAATCTTTATAGAAAGATTGCTCAAGGTGAAAAAATTAATCAAGAAAAAATAGCTGAGTTTTTCCCTACACGAAAGTTTCAATATTGGGGTCCTCTTAAAACAGAAGAGGGTGTACCTCCCTTGATGGGATTTCATAAGTTCTCATTGGTTCCTTTGATTCCTACAATGATTGAAGGTAAAAACCTTGAGAAGTTGCATGACAAAATGATCAAGGAGAACATTGCTTACTCATTGTTTAAATCAGGATCTAAAGTAAGTACGATCGTAAAGATTGATAACGGGAAAGCTATAAGTGATAAGTTTTATAGTAATTCTGAAGAACACACTTTTGATGATTCTAAAGAATACACTAAGAATACAGCTTACTTACATTTCTTAAAGAACCAGTTAGAAATTGCTTCTAGCTTTAAAGAGAAAGTAACTTTTCCTACGCAAATGAGAAAGCTCGTTTTCAACGGGCTTATGATTGCAGGTATTCCTACTGACTTTGAAAAAAGTTTACCGCTATCAGAAAGAATTAAGAAGTGGGATTCAATTACATCAGAAGAAAAGAAAAGAGAAGCTTCAAAGTTTTATAATGTTTTAAAAGAGTACGAAAACAACATTCAAGCTTTAAGTAATCTTTTAAAAGAAGAACTTAAAAAGAAAGCTACAATCACACACGAGGATCCTAAAAATCCTAATAGTCCTATTATTCTTACCCCAGAGCTCAAGAAGTTTATTCTTTCTGAACTTGATAAGCAAGATCTAGGTGATCATGAACTTGACTTCATGAAGACTGCTCCTACTGGTAAAGTTATCAGAGATCTTTCTTTTAGTCTTTCAACTGATAAACTAGATAGAGTACTTAATAGTATTGTTACTAAAAGACTTGTAAAACAGAAGTTTACAGGTGAAGGTCTTATCCAGGTATCTGGTGCAGGATTTGAAAGTTATAATAGGGGTATTGAATCTGAAGTTCTTAAAGATCTTGTAAAACAAAGAGATTTTAAAAACATTGAGCTTTTAACTCTTTTACAAGAACAAGAACTTAATGAACAAAGATTAGAAGTTGTTGTTGCTCTTAGACTACCAAAAATTAAACCTGATAATGCTAGAAAAGAAACAGGTTTAGGTGTAGGAACTAAAAGAGATATTAACCCTTCCCTACTTTCAACCACAGGAGTTACAGTTGAGAATGCTGCCGAACTTCTTATGGAAGATATGAATGAGTTAGGGTTTCAAACTGATGAGCAAGAACTAAGAGATATTATTATTGATGTTCTTTCTACTGGAAAACAAGAGTACCTTAATCAATATATTAAGTCTGATGAAATAGAAATTTTAGAAGAAGAAATTAAAGATCTTAATTCTAAAATTAAAGACCTTGATTCAGGAGAAGAGATAGATGCAACTCGTATTTATCTTTCCGAGAAAGATTATAAAGCTGCTGTAAAAGAAGCAGATAATCGTCCTCTTACTGAGAGAATTCCTCAAAATCTTATAAGTGGAGAAACAAAATTTGGAACAACTCAATTTGCTCGTCCTGAAATTATCAAAGCTTTAGGTACTAAAAAACCTAAGTCAATTGATATGATTGAGGGAGGTTATAGAACTAGAACAACAAGAACAGAAGAAGAACTTACTAAGTATAATATTACAGAGGGATCATATACCTATATGTATGGTTCTGATGCTAACAAGAATATTAAAAAAGTTCTTGTTCAAATAACTAAGATTACAAAAGGTACAGAAAAAGAAACTTGGTATAAAGAAGGATGGACTGATGAAGGATTTAAAAATCTTGAGCGTTTCAAAAATCCTTATGTTATTGAGTTTAAGTTAGTTCAAGAAGGAACTTCTAAAAGAACATTTAGAGGTAAGCTTTCTAAAGAAGAAAGCTTTAAATATGGTACTAACGGTTTGAGCTTTTACCAACGTGATTTTACCGTTGATGAAAATGGTAAAAAGGTTTATGGTAAAACTAAAGCCATGAAAGTGAAGATTGCTCTTCAAGGTCCTTTTAGAGCTCTTCTTCATCTTAATCATAATGACGGTAATAAGATTGAAAATCTTGATCGTCTTAACGATATGATTAAGAATGAGGAGTGGTTGAATAAAGATAATCATAGAAATATGATTACGATCACTGGTCCTCGTATTCCAGTGCAAGGTTTGAACTCTATGGAGTTTGCTGAAGTCTATGAGTTCCTTGATGAATCAGCAGGTAATATTGTTGTTCTTCCTTCTGAAATTGTAGCAAAGTCTGGTTCTGACTTTGACATTGACAAACTAACTTTTATGTATCCTAATCTGGAAACCTATCCAGATAAAGCATATTGGTTAACAGAAGCTGGACAAGAGAAAGCAAAAGAAATTGAGAGTATTCTTAAAAGTAAAGGCTTCGATGTAAGTATCACAAAGGATGTTATAAGCAAGCTTGTTACAGAAAAAAGAAAGGATCTCTCTACTGAAGAAAAGAAGATTTATGATCTTCTTGTGAAACAGGGTCCTATGAATGTTAGGTATGATCTTTCAACTAAAACTGAGGAAGGTCTTCAAAATAGGATTCAGGAAAATATGAGGGAGATGTTGAGTTTTCCCGAAAACTTCTATGCACTTGTTCGTCCTAACGATAAAGATATTGTTGAACCAATAGCTAAAGATGCTGCAAAGTTTGCTCAAAAAAGAAACTATCGTACGGTTACTGATAAGACAACAGGAGATAAAAGAATATCTGCTACTAATATTTTAGAGATTGGTTATAACCTTGATAAACATCAGCAAAATAGAATTGGTAAAGACACCCTTGGTTTAGGTGCTGTAGACAATACATATAACGCATTGTTCAACAGAATAGGCATGAGATTAAATCATGGTTATTCAGATACGTTTGGTAAAAATACAGAGTACATCCCTTTAGATATGTATCTCCCGCATAACAAACTGCAGGATGAAAAAGGTAGAGATGTAATTTCTCTTTCACATATCTATGATGCTGAAAACGAACATAGCATCTCAGATATTATTTCCCAAATGATTAACGGTTGGGTAGACGTAGCAAAAGATGCATGGATCTTTAATATTCAAGGGAATAAAGAAATTGCACCTACTCTTCTCTTTATGGTACAAGCAGGTGTACCAGTTCGTCAAGCAGTAATGCTTGTATCTCATCCTCTTGTTAGAGAGTATGTTGAACTTCAAAGAAAATATAGAAGCACATTTGCTCGTCCTTTAGGAATGGAAATTGATAATCCCAATTTTGCTCAGTTCAAAACTAGAGCAGATATGATTAGGGATTTGTTTCCAAACTATGTTTCTTCATTTGAAGTATATAAAGACAGTTATACAAATGGTTCTATTTATTACTTATCTCAAGATTATCTTCATGATAATGAAGAATCTAGAAAGCTATTTAGTCAAGAGAAAAATAAAGAAGGTAAAACTGCTTTTGAATCATTTATAGTTGAAAGTCAAAATAGAAAGGGAGATTACTCAGATCAAGATAAAGCTTTGTTTTTGCATTTTCTTGAAATTGAGAATATGGCTGGAGCAGTTAAAAATGCTAAGCTTAAATCTAACTTTGATACTAAAACAAGTAATACCACTTTTGAAGTTAACAAAGCTTTGAGTGAGTACGAAGCTATGTTAATGAGTGCAATGTTGCCTACTAAGATTGTTAAAAAACTAGGTGACGAAACTATTTTGAAAAGCTTTAAAGTACAAGATTTTCAAAAAGAGATTTTTGGTGGGTTGTTTAGTTTTAAAAATTCTAGTCTACTTTCTTCAGTAGATGAAGACTACCATAATGAGATTCGTAGTTTATTTAAAAACGATGAAGAGGTAGAAAGAACATATGTAAATGACTTTATCAGTTATGCTTTCCAAAATTCTATTAGAGAATTTAATCTTAACAATGTAATTGATAAAGGTTATAAAGGATCTAAAGTAGTTGATGACTCTGAAAAGGTAAAACAAGTATTTGGTGTTGATTCATTAGCTAATGGTGTTTTTGTAAAAGAACAAAATGGAGAACCGGTTATCTATGTAGATAGAAAACAATTAGATAAACAGTTTTTTGATTTAAAAAATAGCGGGGGTAAATACCAAAGAAACCTAACATTACCTGATGGTACTGTAATCAAATTAGCTAATCTTGATGTTTCTGCTTTTGGAACAAAGGATGACTATTTGGCTTTTGTATTTGAAAGAGAAATGCTCAGATACAGATACAGAAAGGAAGCTAATGGTCTAGAAAGACTTAAGTCAAGAGAAGACTATAAGAATAAGTACGCTAAAGTAAAAACCCTTTTCCCGCAGAAAGAAAGTGAATCCAACGAGAGTTACAATAATAGGATTGACATACTTACCTATGATGTGGTTCTTAGGGATATGGCGCTTGATAACGTTTACAACTCTTGGAAAATGTTTGAGAGCGAGGATACATATGCGGATCAATTTCAAAATATCCTAAATAAGTACGGTAATAAGCTTAAAAATAACTACAGTCTATTTGAGTATATAAGTGTAAACAATCTTGAAAATAATGGTATTAGGGAAATGAGTAATCTTTTCCTTAATAATACTATGCTCGAATCAGATGAGATAAATAGGCTTAACCAAAACATCTTAGAGTTATCAAATCCTTCTGCTATTAGAATAGATGAAGAAATCTCTAATGAAGAAAGAATTAGAATAGCTGAGTTCTTTAGTCGATTTTCCATCTATGCATTCCTTCAATCTGGGATGGATGCGAAATCAAGTTTTTCATTGATTAGAATTTCACCGCAGGATAGACTCCATGCGATTATAGATTCTGCAATGGAAAAATATAAAAATGGAGTTGATCCAGTAGAACAAGCTTATTTTACTGCTCAATTTATTACTAATAATACCGACCGCAGTAAAAGATCAAGATTTAAGAACTATAAACTTTCTAGTGAAAACATAATTAATGTCAAAGGTTACGATCCTAATCGTATATCCGTAGAGAATGATAATAGCGTAAAACTTGATACTACTAATCTTAATGATGTAGAAGCATCTTCGATTGCTAAAGACAATCCCAATTTACTGTTCATATCTGATGGAACGTTAAACCAAGATGAAACAGTTGTTAGAAAAAACAATCTAGCGCTTAGTAGCAATTATGTTTTATCTAACACACAAAACGTGGTTACTATTCCAACACAAATTGGAGTTGATTTAAATAACCCAAGTAACCAAGTAAATGATGTTACATCTAGTCAAGCTGAAAAAGAAAAAGTAGAAGTTATTGAAGGTACACCAGATTATTCTACTAGTGTTTCAAAAGAAGTTGATTATCAATACTTTGGAAAAAATTATAAAGTACTAGTAGTTAATGGTGTAGGTATTGAAGTAGTTGATGCAGGTAAGTCAACTGATGTAGTTAAGCTTTTAAAGTTCTTTAATGAGAACCCGGATGTTGACCCCCAGAATGGGAAACAATTTAGATTTATTAAAACAGCTGAAGTAAAAAAACCAACTAAGACAGTAGTTGTACCCGAAGGATCTAATCCTAATAATAATGTCATCTTTGAAACACCTACTGAAAAATATTTAATGAATGACCAACAGCAAACAGCTTATGATGAGATATTCAGCTTTGTTAGAAAAAAATTAGATTCACCTGTTAAACAAGAATTCAAAGGAAGTCAAACAAAATCTTTTGAAGGATCAGATGCACAGTTTAATGGTATTATTCCAATGCAATTATGGAATAATATGATTGGTCTTATTGGTAGAGGAGGTGTAGGTAAGACAACATTAATAAGTGAAATCGTTAAACAATTAGAGATTAATGATTTTCAATTTGATGCTGAATATGATGTAATGTATTTGGCTCCTACACATAACGCAGTATTAATGCTTAGAGAATCTTTAGGTGTTAAAACTGGTAGAAAAAAGGTAGCTAATATTAGAACTACTCAATCTTTTACTAAAAGAAATACTAATAATCCTAGTAAAGCGGATCCTAAAGATCTAGAAAGAATGAAAAAAATATTTGCAGGAAAACCAGTTCCTGCAGATACACTTTATATGCAAAATCTTGAAGATCTTAAAAATGAATATATAAAGTACTTTGAAAAAAATGGATCTTTCCCAAGGAATTCAATTCTTAAACAAAAAGTTGTAATTATTGATGAATCTTCAATGTTAAGTGAAAATTTTATTGAAGATTTAGCAACGCTTATTGAATTTGAACAAGAACTTTATAAAGAAGAGGGAATATCAACACCTCCATTACCTGTCTTTATATATATGGGAGACTACAGACAATTATCTCCTGTAGATTCAAATAAAACAGAAGGTGTTATATCTGGAACATTATTTGGATCTGAAGGTCAAAATGAAGGTAAAGCATTTGAGCTTACTCAAGTAATGCGTACAAAGGATAAAGCTTTTCATAAAATATTTGATTCTGTTGGTAATCAAGTAGATGAAATGCGAAAAGCTGTTGAAGAAGGAAGAAAAGTACCAGAATTTAGTTTTGCTGAGTATGATCGTTTAACAAACGAAAGCAGCGAAAACATGTGGGTTGTTCCTAAAAACGATATCAATAAATTAATTAATTTTTATATTGATGAGTTAAGTAAATCTAATAACCCTTATGAAATTTTTTGGACTCATTATAACAATAATGTAAATGAAAATACAATTGCATTATTTGATAAAATAAGGGCTAGTTACTTTAAGAAACTTGGTTATGAACCTGATTTAGTTAAAGAAAAAGTAACCATTAAAAAATACTACATGGGAAAAGTAACAGAGCAGCAAGCATCTAAGATTTTCTCAGGAGATTATATTGAATTTAGCGGAACAGAACCTATTTCATTACCAGAAACTATATTTAACAACACTCTGTATCTAAATAATATTATTTATCCAAGAGGGAGATATAAAGTTCTGGATATTAAAGAGAGTAAAGTTCCTTTAAATGAAATAGGTATAGGTAGGTTTATTGAACAAATGATTGGAATTGATCTTAGTAAGATTGATGTTGATGTATCTTATATGGAACTAAATAATAGGTATGATGAAAAAATTATTCATACTATTATGAGGTCTGACATTGGCACAATGTTTAAGGTTAAAAGAGACAGTAGAGAGGTAAACGGTAAGAAAAAGAACTTTATTTATATTGAGTTTACTGATCCATCTTCAGGAAACGTAAATAGTTTTGAAATTCCTTGGTCAGTATACTTCGATAATCAAGATATGTTTAATAGTCTTGAAAGATTTAGAACTGAAAGTCCTGAATCATTTTACAATTTGTCTTACATCGGATCTACACATACTGTACAGGGTAACTCTTTAAATAAGATTATTGTAGGTGATGAAAACATTAGACAGAATAGTAAAGTCATTGACCCTCGTGATACAGCGTCATCTCTCTATGTAGCTCTTACAAGAGTTAGAAGTAAGTTGATTATTCTTAAACCTGATACCACAAATACAAATATTGTAAGTGAAAAGAATGACCAAAGTCTTTTCAATCCAGAAATCAAAACAACTACTCCTGAAGTTGCTAATGATTCACCAGTTGTAGAGAATGTAGGTAGTTCAGACGATGTTCTTAATAATCTAAGAAACAATTCTTCAAAACTTGATCCAGCTTTTGAGAGACGCCGTTCTGCGCTGAGAAATGTTATAGCTAATATTGAGTTATTAAGACAGACAGATCCTGCTAAGTTTGGTCCAAAAATCAAACAAATAGCTGAAGATTTTAAAATGATTGGAGAATCTGATGGATTTATTGGTAGCACTGTACCTGAAACATCTAACGACTATGTCTCTACTACCAATATTTATGAAGAGTCATGGGGAGAAGCTGCTAATAAGAATTTCAAAGGAATGAATTCTGTAATGGTTAGTGGTAGTGGTACTTGGAATCCTTCAAGCAGAGGAGGTAAAATAACCTTTGAGAATATCAATGATCACTTTACTAAGTTCTACGAACCGCTTATTGAACAAGCTATTGCTGAAGGAGTTAGAGTATTCAATGTAGGTAAAGCTCCAGGTATTGATAAAATAACAAGAGAGTTTCTTCTTAAGAAAGGGTTTACTGAGACTGATAATGATAGATTCCTTTCATTTACAGTTACTTCTACTAAGTCATCTTCAGATAATATTAACCAGCCTTTTGTAGATGTAAATGGTATGACAATCTCTCCTATTATTAAAGAGAGAATTGACAATGCTATTGAAACCATTAAGAAAGAGGTTAGTAAAGGAAAAAGAATTGTAGTACCTCAACAAGGATTAGGTCAATATTTAATTGGTGCGGATCCTATAACTGGAGAGCTAAATAAGAATGCTAAACCAGTAGCGTCTCAAACTTTCTTATATTTATCCCAAAGATTAGCTGAACTAGGTATTCAGAATAATAACTTCAATCAAGCTTCTGGTATTTCAACTGAAGAGATATTAAAACAACAGAAGGTTGTTACAGATGAAGAAGTTATTGAAGCTATGATGTGTCTTTTTGGAATAGGTAAATAAAATTAATATGTCACGTTGTCTTAATCTTTCTGGTGATAATGAGGCTAAGTTCAATGAACTAGTTAAAGCTGTTGGTAGAAAAGAAGCTGTTAGAGAGTTTCTTGAAGCAGCAGATAACGATAGACCTATTGGTACACCTATTCAGGTAAAAGAAAAAATTCGTTTAAGAACGGAACCAGCATCTGAAGTTTCAATTCAAGCTCAGATTAATAGTGACCGAAAAAAATTAGCAAGTAAGATTGAAGACCCAATGTTTCAAGATCCTGAAACTGCAGTCGGGTTATCTTTCCTACTAGCTGAGTTTAATAATGAGTCACTTTCATTAACTGAACAAAACCGTACACAAGCGATTGAGATTGTAGGAAAACTATCTGCTCAAACCGGGGTAGCTTACAATATTGTTTCTACTGAAGAAGCAATGCGTATTACAGCTAATACTGCTAACCCATATAACGGTAGTAAAGCTGGTTTTTTCTTTGGTGGTCAAGTCTATTTTGTTAGTGAAAAACTTAATACCAAATTAGCTTTTCACGAATTTTCACACCCGATTATACGTGCAATAAGATTTGAAAATCCTGAGCTTTTTGAAAAGCTATATCAAGAAGCTATACTTTCTAATCCTGAGTATGTTGGTCAAGCTCTTAGTGAATATGAGAGTTTAAAACAAAGAGCCGAGGTAGAAACAGACGCTGACTTAAGAAGACTTTATGGTGAAGATTTAGACAATGCTGTAAAAGAGGAAGTGCTTGTAAAAGCTCTTACTGAACAAGCTATGTTTGCTAGTCAAAATCTTAAAGTAGATCCGACTAAAAAATCGTTTTTTACAAATCTTCTCTATAACATTCGTCAGTTTCTTAGAAAACTCTTTGGGTCTAAGATCAATATCTCTAAGCTTGATGGTAGCACATCAATGGCTGATCTTGCTCAAATGCTTGCGCAGGGAGATAAGTTTCAAATAAATACCCAAGAGATATCTGATGATTTAATTGTAGCATACTTTGAAGATCAAGTAAAGTATGTCCAAGATATGCGTAAGGTAGTAGACAAGGTAGGTAACCGTGTCTTGCTCACTATGATGAAACGTGTATTTGAGGGAGCTGCTAATCAGATTAAATATTTACAATCTAGCGGTAACTATACTGACCTTGTTGAACTTCTTACTGATGAGTTCAATCGTGGTGACCTTCAACAGATTAAATCAAATCTTAGTAAATACACCTCTATTATTGATTCAGTTGCTGAAGATAAACTGAAAGATATTGAGGTGGTAGAAAATGAAGTTACATCATTTGTCAACTCAATGATAAGGTTAGATTTTGCTATTGGCAAAATACAAAACCATCTTAAATCGTTGGAAGACGATACGAATGATAAGGATACTCTTCATAAGGTTGATTATTATTCTAACGTTTTAAATTATTGGGATAGGTATATACAGGAATTTCAAAAAGTTCTCGATAGTGCTGGTGCTGATTCAAATTCACCTTTAAATAATATTGTCTCAAACATTAGAGGAAATATTAGAAAAGCTTCGGATAGTATTAATACTATTCAAACTGAAGGAGTAGCAGACGTACTTTGGGATTCTTGGAAGACTATCGCTAGAGAAGGTGACAGAGTATTTGAAGATAAAATCAAAAGACTTAAAGAAAGTAAAACAAGTGATGCTGCTATTGAAAAAGAGTATATAGCATACTATGGTTTAACAAGAGCTGACCTTCAAACATACAATGAGCTCAGTGAAAAATTAGAGTCTGGAGAGTTTTTGGATTATAGTGACACTGAAAAGTATGAATCTTTAAGAGCTAAGACGGTAGATGCTATTCGTGTTACCAAAGAAAAAATCGAAGCTAAACTTAAAGGTGAAGGTAAGGATGCTAGTTGGGCTAACTCATTTCTTGAAGGTTACCTTTATAATACTGACCCAGTAATTGGTGGGTTTGCAATGTATTATAAAAACAATCTAACAGAAGTTGATGGTAGAATTAAGAATAGATTAGATGAGATAGCAGGTTATGATTTAAAAAAGCTGTTGTCGGATGCTGGAATAAATTCTAATAACATTGGTGAGTCAGGAAAGACTTTAGGGTTTGTAGATACTATTGGTCATTTTAATGCTGAAACTGGAGAGTTTACAGAGAAAAAAATATGGTCATTACTACAACCACATAAAAATCATAGATACGTAATTGACAAGTTTAATTACGACATCCGTCAACTTGAAAAACAATATCGTAGTTCTGGTAAAAAAGAAGATCATTTAAAGATGATCGATATGATTCACCAGAAAGAAAAGCATTTAAGAGAATGGTTTTATCAAGAGTATGATGATCAATACTATAAGGATACTACTCTTATACAAGATGATAATGATACGATTGGTAAATTAGCTCAATCCGCTAGAGACCAAATTCTTGAAGATATCCGGATGCTTAATGAGCCACTTATGTCGGAGTATCAATTACTCGACAAACATCGTGAGCTTGAGTTGGCGTGGAGAAAATATAGACTTCTCTACTCTACATTTAACGCAGATGGTACAAAGAAAAAAGGTGACGATCTACTCATAGCTAAAAGACTTCAAGAGTATAGAGATAAAACTAGAAAGTATTATGAGTTTAAAGAAAGACCTGGTGTCTTTCAAAACGCATTACAAGATGTAGAATCAGAGATTAAATCTCAACTTGTTAAGCAGGGTTATACTCCTGGTCATGAGGATTATAATGAAATCTATAATGAGAAAAGAGATTTATGGATTAAGATGAATACACGTGTAGTAATAAAACCCAAGTTTTATGAAGACCGTGCTGAAATTTTAGAACGAATCAAAAAAATACTTTCTAAGCTTCCTTCTACTCAAGCTAATGAAATTGACTTTACAAAATATTGGGAAGACATTCTTGACTCAGTATCAGGATATCGTGATGATGATGGTCAACCTTTAGGTCATGAGATTACTGAAGGTAGAAAGAATAAAATTCGTGAAGCTCAAGAAGCTATGGAAAGAGCTAAAGAAGCTTGGGCGGGATTTACTGGACTTACCAGAGAACAGTATGATGAGCTAAATGAGTTGAGCGCTGAAAGAGACTATTATAAGACTCTTCCTAAAGAAAAATATGAACGTTGGGTTGAGCTTCTAGAGCTTCAAGAAAGCAAAGGTTTGAGTAAAGCAGAAATCCAAGAGCTTAATAATGAATTTGCTAAGTTAAAAGAACTTCAAGGTAAAGAACCTACTGAATACTATTTAGATCAATTAAATAGTTTACTAGAAAAAATGGATTTGAAAGAAGTGTATGACCAGTTTGGTATTACTTCTTTTGATCAAAAAAATATGGATTTGCTTTATACAAGTTCTGAATTGAGAGAATTGTTGTTTAAAGCTAACCCCCAGTTTGAAACGTGGTTTAATAACAACCACATTGAAAAAAAAGTAAAGGGTGGTACTCAATACGAAAGGTTGTACGTATGGAACGTTATCCGTCCTAATGATCCTAAGTATTATGAGACAACTAATATATTAGACGAAGACGGTAATAAAATTAAGATTCCGGGTTTACCTAAAATGAAATTCTATGCTCGTGTAGTAAAGAAAGAGTTTCGTACTGGGTATGATAAAGCTACAGGTAAAGTAAAACCCATTGTTGGAATTCATATTGATAACCGAGGTGTTTCAGAAAACGGATGGCTTCCTAAAATCAAAGAAGGTTCTCCTTATATTAATGAAGAGTACTTTAGATTAAAGAATGCTGATCCCAATTCTTTAGATGGTAAAAAGTTTAAAGCGCTTGAAGCTTTAACAAAAATCCATTTAAAGAGTCAAGAAGGACTTCCAAGAAAAGATCGTCTTTATCTAGACTTCCCACGTTTTGAGATGAGTAATCTTGAAATGCTTCAATCGGGAAGAAGTAGACAAAAAGCTGAAGAAAAAATGAGTCTTATTAGAAGACTCATTAAAAAGTTTCTTGAATGGATTAGAGGTCAAATCAAAGATGATCCTCAATATAACTATAATTCTAAACTAGAATTAGTAAGACTAGATGCATTTGGTGATCAGATTGATAATATTCCAATTCAAGGTCTTTATAATCTAGATTATGAAGAAACATCTACTGACGTTGTAAGCAGTATCATTAGATACATGATGGGAGCTGAACAGAAAAAACAGCTTCTTAAAATGAATCCTACTGCTAAAGCTCTTAAAAATGTTTTAGAAAAAAATGAGCCTAAAGACATGGAGAAGGCTAGTTTTTTTGACGCAGTTAATAGAGGAGTTATTACATACGCTAATAAGGGTGGTAAGTATGTTCGTCGATCCGCAATTCAAAACTTTTATGATCGAGAGTTTTTAGGTCAAAAGACTTCTGGGTTTTTATCAAATCAGAAATGGTTGATTAACCTCCAGAACTTTATGTTTAAGCGAGCGGCGTTTTCATTTTTTACTTTTAACCCAACGTCTGATATTAAAAACCAGATGGGTGCTAAGTTTCAAGCAATGATTGAAGCTGCAGCAGGTGAAAATTTAACGTACACATCATTAGCTAAAGGACAAGTTTGGGCTTCTAAATATATGTTTGATACTACAGCAAGCATGTATGACCCAAACAAAAGACTGTCTGAGCAGATAGGAGATGTCTTTGACTTTCAAGAAGGTAGGTTTAGAGAAAGAGCTGACGATCCATATTCAAGAACGGTATTTAAAGACGTTGCTACCTTTAGATTTTTACAAGGTCCTAGAAAGTTTTTAGAAGTTGAAGCTGCATCCCAAACATTTGCTGGGATGATGTACAAGAAAAAAGTAAGTCAGAACGGAGTTGATATTGATTATATGGATGCATGGGAACTAGATGCGTCTGGTATAATTAAACTTAAAGAAGGTATTGACATTCGTTATGCTAACACATCTACTAAACATACAATTAGTAAAAGTGATACAGTAAAATCTCTAGCAGAGAAGTATAACATTCCTGAAGAAGATATGAAAGAAATTATCGAGAAGGAATGGAAGATGAGTAAGAGACTTAAAAATGTAGAAGAACTTGAAAAGTCTCGTAAAGAAAAAATTGCATTAGCTAGAGATGAAAACGAAATAGCTGGTATCAATAAGAAGTATGACGCTTTAGTCAATAAACAATTAGAAGTAGAAATTGATAATAACCTCTTTAAGTTGTTCCGTAATAAGGTTCAAGCTGTTATGCAAAAGCTTACAGGTGCTTATTCAAGTTTCGCTCAACCTGAAGCTCAAAGATGGATTCTTTGGAGATTTATATCTTTTATGAGAAGATTCTTTACCACTATGTTTGTTCAACGTTTTGGTAAAAGAAGATGGAATCCAGGGTATGGACAACAAGATCAAGGTTATTATGTCACCTTTATAAAAGGTTTATGGAATGCGATTAAAAATCTAGATCCTATTCAGATATATAAGGATAAAGAAGTATTTGCAGCTTCATTAAGAGTACTTGCTGAAGTTTCAATGCTTTTGATTCTTGATTTGATTATTGGATCATTTGGGTTTGATCTTGATGATGAAGATAAATATGAAAAACTTCGTCAGATGAGTGGTCCATTACCTATTCCATTTGTAGCAGAAGATAATAATGAATTTGATTTGTTTGGTTGGTTAGGTTTGCACACACTCAATTTAGCAATTCAAATTCGTTCAGAGAATGAACAGTTATTACCATTACCAAAATTTGGTTTAGATAACTTGTTAGATTTAACAGATATTAAATCTATTGCTCTTGGTCCAACACTTGACTCATATCAAAGTATTTTGGGTAATATGTTAGACTCAGCATTTGGTAATGAAAGAGCGTTTTATAAACGTCGTGCTGGAGCATATGAGTGGCAACAACAAGGATCTAGAAAGATTTGGAATATGACAGCTAAAATGTTTGGTATTAACGCTACGTTTATTGACCCAGCATCTGCTATTACCAATCTTATTAAAGCTCAAAACTTAAGTAAGATCTAAAAAAAAGGGGAGTCCGAAGACTCCCCTAAAAAAATAACACCTAAAATGAGCTTAGCAAATAATGTCTTTGATATTAGGTGGTGTGTAGTTAGGACCTTTAAGAACTTTACCATCTTCTCTAAAGATTGGTGTTCCGTCAAGATCTAACTTTGACATGTTGCTTCTTTGAATTTCTCTAAACACTTCTTCTATCTTGTGTTGAAGTCCGTGTTTGAGAATTGTTCCGCAGAGGATATACAACATATCTCCTAATGCATCGGCTACACCGACGATATCTTCATCGTAACAAGCAGTAAGATATTCTTGGTTCTCTTCGTCCATAAGTCTGAAACGGAGTCTTGAGTCTTCATTATTAAGGAGTTGGATTTCTTCCGTCGTCCCTACTTTGAATACTCGGTGGAATTCTTCTACTGCGTTGAGTTGTTCTTTCATTTTAAAATGGGTTTAATCTACTTCCTTTTTCTGGTTTCCATTCTTCCTTCGCTTTATCTTCATCAAGCTTAGACATCTTAAGAATGGTCCTTTCATTTGGTTTAATGGTTGAAGCTCCGGTAACTTCTTGTTCCTTATTCAAAAGGAGTTTCAATTTAGTAATTTCCCCTTTCTGAACTTCATACATCTTCCAAAACAGATCGATCTGTGTCTCTCTTTTTTCGAGCGTAGACTTGTAATCTTTTAGCTCTTCGATTAATTCCCTATAGTTATTCATAAGTATACCGTTTTTTTCTCTGAGCCATTTGTTCTCTTGTCGATCAGCTTTACTTTTTTCAAGTTGTATTTGATAAGCTTCACGAGAAACCATTTCATCTTTATTCATAGTTAAAATAGTTACTAGGTAGCAGAACACATAATTTTTAGTTTCAGAAAATAGTGCAGTCTCCCGGGGAGAGAGACTGCACTTTCAAAATGCTGATGACTAAAAATAAAAGACTCAATTATCCTGTGCACAAGCTCCGCACAGTTGACCTTCATAGAAGATATCTGCTGGACCTTGAGAGCTACCACATTTTACACAATCCCAAGTGAAATCATCTTCCATTATATCTTCGTCATAACTGATGATCTCGGGATCTTCTTCAAAGTTAAACTCTGTTTCAATTTGAGCAACAGGTTGTAGACTGTCAAGAGGTAGTTCTTCGATTTCTGGTTGAATTACTTCTTGTTTTTCTTCTACAACTGTTTCCTCAACGGGGGAAATGACATCAAGTTCTTCCTCTTTAACATTGACATCTTGGATTACAAAGTCTTGATTCTCAGCCGCTTTGTTGAGGATAGACGTATAGATGATTCTATGTTGGTCAATCCAAGTCTTTGGGTGAGATGCTTCAATACTCTTGAGTAATACAATGAGCATGTCAAAATAGGTAAATGAAGTACTAGTATTTGTGTTATAGTGCTTCTTTACAAGCGACAACTGCTCATTACCAAGAACCCCATCTTTGAAATAAAGTCTAGTTAGGAAGTTCAAGATTTCATCTTCGCTGATTTCAATGTTTTTTATGAAGTCAAGTTCGTTCATCACGATTGCTTCTTGAGTACTGAAGTCTGCGAGATCCTGCTCAATTACTTTAAGAGTATCATCGTGATTAGTCTTACGATTCCATTTCTTGTTATTGTCTTTTCTAAATGGAATGAAACACTCTTCGTTTTTAAGATATACTCCTGAGCATGTCTTGAATTTACTGTTAGGCTCATATGAGTTATAGAAAGCTGTAAAATAACAGTCTTCAAAAATCATACGACCTAGTACAAACACAGCATTATCATTGCACCTATAAATCTCTTTGGACAAGGTTTGATTAAGAGAAGTACTGTGAGTTGTATACTTTTCAATTATCTTCTTATGAGGAAGCGCTGTGTTTAACACAGCGGATGGTATAATCGCATCTTCAATATAGAAGCGTTCGATTTGAATAGGTTTCTTAGGCATAATTAAAATAGTTTAAGTACCTGATTAGTTTTTTCCGAGAACTTATATAGCTCTCGATAGATCGCATTGAGATAATACTTCTCATCGATTTCATATTGGTTCCAGGGTTTGTCTTCTACTTTATTGAAGACAGTCTGAAGCCATTTACCCGATTCGATTTGTATCTCTCTATTGTCGGATCTATGCTTCTTTACAAGCTTGCAACCACGTTTAGAAACAAAATATCTTATTGTGTGCTGTTGTTTTGTATACTGGACTTCTCCATCTACAACACAGGTTTCAAATACAACCCAATCATTCTTTACTTTGATACCTGCACAATAGTCAAATATGTTTCTATTCGTGCGGAGAGTTTCCTCCGGAGAAATATTGTGAATCAGAAAAGCATAAATAGCTTTTGGTATAATGAGAAAGCTTTTGTTTTTGTGAAGTGCTAGACCTTCAAACTCAAACCTTCCCTTACATTTTGGTTTCTTATTCTTGTCTTTGAATACCGCTATGTAATTGTTTACATCAGCTAGATAGAGCTTCTCATATTCAGCATGCTCTAATACAAGTCTTGTTTTCTGTTCCCATTCAGCACATACTTTTAGATAGATATCCTTTTTGTCCTCAGGAATCTTCATCTCAAGACCATCAGTATTAAGCATCAACGGTACAGCTTCTGGTATAGCTAGTATGAGCATCTCATACAGCATCAACAAAGAGAGCTGACCATTAATGGTAATACTCATAGTAAACATAGGATCATACAAGAAAGAGTTCTTGTCATTGCTTAGACCATACGTACTATTGAGAATAATCTTGTAAACGTAATTCTTAGGATCAGACTTAGGTATCTTCTTTCTTTCTGTGAAGAACCATTTGTACTTAGAACAAAACACCTTCTTAGGAATATGAGCGGGAGACCATTCGTTTTGTATCGCTAGATTAGGATAAAAACTCTCAACGTCTGAACTCATGATTACTGTCCCAGGTTCTGCTACATAGCTACCACTAGGACATGCACCATGAAGACCGCCCAAACCAAAGGTGGTTTCTACGTTCTTATGATTAATTACATACTTAAAAGCGTCCTTTGTTTTGTAAGGATCGATCTTAAGTTTTTGAAATTGCTCATAGAGATTTTTGAGTTCAGGTATTTGAAAGTCATAGTAAGGAAGAAGTATCTCTCCTACTTTGATTTCTTTCCTGAATGTTCTAAGCTTCTTAAGTTCTGCGGGATCAGCACCCAATTCTTCAGATAAGAATTTTATGAATAGCTCTTTAGCTATTCTTGGTTCAGATGCAGAATAAAGATCTACATCATATTCTTTACTGAGCGCATTCCGTAGGTTTACTTGATCTTTACTAAGCTGAAGGATTCGTTTAGTAGAACGTACATCGTTTATACAATACGTAACAACGGTTCTAATTTCATCTTCGGTTGTAATGTTTGCTCTATGACTAATGGGCATGTCTAGGATGTTATCCCAGTCCATACTATACTGAATCCATTTGAGACTGGATTTCTTAGCAGGATTATCCCAATGGTTTAGCTTAAACAAATCAACCTGTTTGAAACTCAGTTGCCATGGTGAGAATTCAGAAAATTCACCGTTGTTACTCTTATCAATAACTCCTTGAGCAACAGAATACAACTCTCTAGCTATCTCATCACCAGATAGTTTAGAAAGCTTCTTATCGTTTTTAAGAATATACTCTGTGATTTGAGAGTCAAATGCTAGACCGTTAAACGATATATGCCAATTACGATTCTCTTTACTTGTTTTCAGAAAATCTAGTAACCCCGGAAAATCATTCTGTAACTCGTGCACTATGAATACTTTTCTCGCATCTTCTTTATAGTGTTCAAAGACAGCTACAAATAGATTACTAAGAGTTTCATAGTCATGCACCCAGTGGTCTACAGGTTTCTTTTCCATAAGATGAAAGTAAAAGAAAGGGAGTTTGGGGCTCCCTTTCTAAAAACAACTTAATAAAACACTGAGAAATTGAACTACCTTATTACTGCTTATCTACGTCTAAATCTCCGCCTTTAGCAACAGGTTTTTCCTTCTTATCCAAGAACTGTTTAAGAGGAAAACTCGAAGCATTATCAGCTAGTTTAGTTACGATCTCTTTGATCTCATCTTTCTCCGTTACATAATACTCGGTATATGTTTGGAGAGTAATCCTTTGCTCTTTGTAGTTCTTACCATTTGATCTAGGTTTTTTCAAAGGCACAGGATCTCCATTATCATCCAATCTAGGAATAAGGTGTACACTTTCCTTAACGTGCTTTGACATAAGTACAAGTACCTTATCCGATGGATCATAAATACCTTCAGAGAAAGCTGCTTCTAGAGATATAGGAATCAATCTAAAAGTTGTTTGTCCATTCCAATTGGAAGTGACAAGAGTCATTGGTTTTGTGTCTGACATAAAATATTGTTTACCCCGCAAATCTATCTTTCAAATAACTTTAAATCAAGTTCTTTAATCTTTAAAGTTTCTCTTTCAAGATTTGGCTTATCGCATAACTCTCCTACTTTTCTGAGTTCATTTACGCTTACGCCCATTAGTTCTGAGTAAAGCTCAAAGTGTTTCTCAGGATATAAGAAAGAGTTAACGTAAGCTAGATTTGACTCTGAGTTACTTACAAAATTGCGGATTGTCTTCATATGATCCGCGGAGATCTTAGAATATTTACCGTTTAAAATAGCATCCCAATCATCAGCTAAGAGAGTAAAATCAAATATGTAGCACACCTTTTTGTCTTCCAATAGGATAGCTTCATGAAATAATCTATTAGTCCTTAGCTTAGATTTCTCAAAGATTTTGAAATCTTCATCCTCTTGATTCTCATATACACAACAGAGTTTTCTGTCTTGTGGTCGATATTTATCTTCCCACGCCATATAAGTTTCAATAGGAATAAAGCTGCTACCTCTACGAATACCCAATGCGGGATATAAAAACGTTCTACTCTTTTGAAAATAGTTTTTATACAGAGAGGTTATTTTTACAGCCATGTTAAAGTTTCATTTCACCAGTTGCTAACTCGTACGGTAATGAGAAATCTTTTTTCTCATAGTGCCATTTAGCTTTAGTCAACTCGACATCAAAGTTTTCCTGCCAAAGTTTCATTGTCTCTTCAGACACCTCAAAAGGATAAACTTGGTTGTATTTGTCAACTACAACAAAATGGAATACGACTTTCCAACTAGCATTCCGTAAATGATAATTAAGATTAAACAAAACCAATCTAACATAAATCGCCGCTTGAATCCAATAGTTATAATACTCTACTGTCTCTTTGAAGTTCAGTAGGGACTTATTGGTTTTCTTGACGTCGTTTATATAGATGACTTTGTTTTTGTGATCAATCTTATAGTTATCGATGATTCCTCTCAAACCAAACGGAAAGTTCTCTACGGTAGCCTCAAGAGGTTTTTCGTTGAAGATCTCTACATCATCCATCTCATTAGCATATAGACCTAGTAGGTCACATACTTTAGAGTTTTGTTTGATAGCTTCAACTGCATCTTTGCAGGTATCATAGGTCTCTTGGTCTACAAGAGTTTTGTCTCCTTTGATTTTAAGAAACTCCCAATAACTTTTAGATTCATCAGTTGCAATCTTCTCAATTCTTTGCGCGTCTGTTTTCAAAGATTGATGAAGATTAATGTCTTTAAGAACATTGACAATCTCATCTTTATAGTCTTCTAAATTTTCCCGATCATCTCGGAGCGCAAACACCGAGTCAATTACCTTTCTGGTATTATCTGATGGAAATGATTTAGGAACTAGAATGAAATGGTCATTGAAATAAGAATCTTCCAGTAGGAGACTATGGGTCAATCTACCCTCAATAAAATAGTCTTCTTCTTTATCTTCTCTTTCGTCCAAGACATAATGTTTAAAGAACAACGCGGGAGAGTACTTAAGTTTACTTAAACCCGAATAACTAAAATAGAAAGGTCTAGAATAGAAACTCTCCATCTTCTCTTTTACTGTGCTGATATTCTTCGTGTTGATCATCATCATCTAATTTAAGAAGTTCCACATTGCTATAGTCCATTACATATGAGTCAGTATCATCTACATACTCGTTTGTACTAAACTTCTCATTAACAATTTCTTTGTACTCATAATTATCGTAATCACGGTATTTATTTCTTAGATAAGTATTAGCATTTATAGGACCTTCAAGAATCTGTAAGTTTCTATGAGATAACAAATTCTTATTTTCTAGTGCCTCAAGTAAATCCTGAATACTCCAACTAGAACTTAACCCAAAGAAATTCATCATTGATTTGAAGTTCACATGTGTTCTGCTTCTGCTACTATAAATTCTTGTGCTGTAATGAAATAGTAGTTTCATAATATAACCAGCAGATTTTTCATAATCTGAATTTGCAATAGTTTCAATAGCTAGAGTAACATTTGCTTCGTCTCTACTATTAAACAAATCAGCTAGCATCTCATACTGCTCATTATTAATTACTACTGAATTCAGATTTTTAAGAATAACAGATTGACTAATTATAACATTGTTATTGAAAAGATTAGCTAGACTAGAAATTACTTTAGGGTTTGAAGTCACATGAAAGTATGATGTTATTCTTCTTGGAGTTTGAGTAAGGTTTATGTTATATGCGATGTACATTGCTTCTTCAATGTCACATTGATTCCATCTGTAAAATGCTACATATTCAATCTTCTCATCGTTAAATAACTTAATCATCTTTTCATGAAAAGCATGAAGAGGTTTAGTTTTAGCTATTTCATTTAGAATAGCAATTATATCAGAAGATTTGTACATCCAAGAGTTACCTACAAAATCAACCTCTTTATTGAGAAATTTATTTCCAACAACACAGTAATCTCCTTTTGTAATATCTCTTACAAATGTGACATTGTGTTGTTCCTGAAACTTTTCTCTCTTGAATTGAGGAATTGTACAAGACTTAGTCAAGTGAAGCTTTTTACCTTTAATTAGACTAATGTCAATTTCTACAGCATTAAGTTGCTTAGTATACTCATAAGGAGATATTGATTCACCATCTGAGTTTTTGAAATCAACCCATGTAGTTATGTCAAAACCGTTCAAATTATCGTTCGGTTTTCTGTTTACAAGTAATATTTTATTAAGTGAAATCATAGATTTTTTAATTATGGAGGGTGCTTGTTAGGCACCCTCCTAGTTAATTACTTCATGATCATTTTCATAACTTCAGGATTACTGACAAGCTTCTGAAACTTCTGTTTGTTACCATTCAGAAGCTTCTTAGCAAAGTGATATTTCAAATCGTCAGTAAATACTTTTCTCTCAGTGGTGAGCTCTATCAAACGATCGTTAATCTTATCGGTGATAGGTTTCTCATCAGCATAAAGCAAAGTGAAGTTAATCAAACGAGTAGCTAGTACACTAGCAATGTCTGCACGATAAGAAGTGTGTAGACACACACAATCTTCAAGCTTGTTAAAGATCTCTTCTGTATTGGCACTCAGAAGAATTTCTTTAGGAGTTACAAGCTTGTCCAATCTATTATGGATAAACGTGGTAAACATTGTAGTAAACTCTGGACCAACAGAACCTTCGCCAATCATTTGGATGAGAGGGAGAGATTTATTGAAATCCGTGATAGAGAAAATAGAGTTGAAGAAGGTAGTAATAGATCTTGGATTAACATCTTTGTTTACCATCTCAGGATGTAACAATAGGAAGTTAATACAGCGACCGTCAATACCTTCAGACTCAGCCCATTGAGCCCATACTTTCTCGTCGAATTTAACATCAACGGTAATGAATCGGGTCTTTTGAGCGGTATCCATAGAGGTAACCAAATACTCTCCGTCATCAGGATTAGTAGTCAAGATGATTGTCCATCCCTTAGGAAGTTCCCAAGAGATATACTTTTGTGTCTCAATCAAAGTCATACATGCCTGCATGAATCTTTGATCTGCACGAGTATAGTCATCCAAACACAAAATACCTGGGAGTTCAGGATCAATATTAGCCACCCATTCAGGAGGACAATAAGACATACGCTTATTACCAGTGAACTTGTAACCCATATTGATATACTCTTGGAGAGCATGCTCATCAATCCAAATGCATTCTCCGTCTTGATAGTTATTAGAAACAGTTTCTTCTACTTCTATTTCTTTGTCTACAAGAACGGTTTGCTTCTTTGGAATCTTAACAAGTGCTTTAACTTGTTTGTTTACGACCTTACCATCCACTATAAGTTGTCTGTTGACTAGTCTTTCCTCTTCAACGACAACATCTTGCACTTCTTCTACTTGTACAATCTTCTTTACCAATCGAACTTGTGGTTCGCTAGGGGTAGATTGTTCTTCCTTACATACTTGAAATTGACGAATAGGAAAACCAACCAAGTCACCAATCTCCTCGATCTGAGCAATATTCAGTCGAATGAAATTCATATTGTTCTTCTTGGCGATCTGTGCGATTTTGCTGGTCTTACCGATACCCGCACCACCTTCGATATTTACCGCTACAGGTACTTTACCTGCTTCTTGCAAATCTTTGTTGTTCTTAATAATGTGATCGAGGAATTCTTCGATCTCATTCAAATTCAAATTAACCTTGTTCTTAACTTTCTTAGCCATCTTAATCTTCTAGTTTAATAACGATACCTGGTAATTCTTCATTAATACTGGAGTTACTACTCATAACCCAAAGGATTTTACCTACTGCGTTAGTAGGCGCTGGTGCTTCACCGTCAGTAAAGAATATGAGAGATACATACTTGTGTAGGTTTTCTCTGTAATAATCTATTACCGGTTGGAAGTCAGTACCTCCACGTCCATAGATTTCATATTCTGTATCTGCTTTGAACTTAGCAATCTTGTTGATCTTAGTATCACATTGAATAGTGGTAATTTCTGTACCAGTCTTATTAATGTGAATCATCTCCTTAATAAACTCTGTAAGCTCTTCTCTGCTCACTGATCCTGAAGTATCAATAGCGACAAGGATATGTCGTCTAGGTTTGATCTTTAGACCAGGATTCTCAATGAACCTTTTGTTGAACTTACGACGAGTCTTCTTGGTATAGATTTTACTAGACCCACCTGAGAATTGTCTGAGATATCTGCGCCAATCAAACTTGGGCTCTTCATCCTTTTCAAATGAATTAATAATCTCACTAATTTCTCCTGGAATAATACCTCTAGACTTTAGAGTTTGCTCTTGAATCTCTTTCATGAGATTCTCAGCAATCTTCTGAGTTAGCTTCTTTTCAGCTTCACTCATGTTCTCAAAGTCTTTCCACTTGCTATGATCTGGGTTAATTCTCTCTTCAGAACCATTTTCAGTTTCAATAACTACAGTAACTCCACTCTCTGCATCAATCATAGCATTAAGATTAGGAGAAGAGTTATTATTACTAGCTTCCATGAGCTTGTCATAATAATATCTTGTACCCATCTTATGCTCGAGATTAAGCTCTGGGAAGTCATCGATAGTTACTCCACCTTCTGGTAGATACTCAGAGGAGATATACTGATTAATCTCAATGTCCATCGCGATGTTAGCGATTTTCTTATTAGCGAGATTATCATAGTTATACAGGTGAAAGAATGCGATGTGAAGTAGCTCATGTTTGATAAGACCGATCTTCTTTGGATTGGTCAAATTCATGAAGAATCCTTCATTGATCATAATCTCGCAGCTGATATCTTTTTTACCAACTGCTGCGGTCGGAATACTATTATCCCATTTCTTATTAAGGGACATTAGGAAGTAACCATAGAATGGTTCCTTTAGCATCAACTCTTTAGATGCTCTAGCTAAAAGTTCTTCTTTATCCATTTTTAATTATTGTTATGTCGGTGTCTAATCCAAATACTCTACTCACATAGCGTTCTATAATGAGTTCTCTGTGAAAGTCTTTTGTGCATTCGCTAAACTGTTCTGTGATAGGTTTATTGTACATGTTGAACATCCACGGTTGTTCTGATACTTGTTCTTTCTCAGATGGTGTTAGCATGTTTGCTAGTAGAGCAAATGGGACTCTGTCTGTTACATGATCAAGTTGTTTGATTAGATGTATTGCAAAGCTTCTGTCTTCTGTTGTTCCTTCTAGCATTTGTTTGATTCGCTTGTACTGTTCTTTTGTTAGACCTTTGGTATGTTTATCCATTTTCCATCCCATTCTTTTCCGTTTAGGTATAGAATTCCTTTTCTCTGCGTTACATGACATTCATATAACCCATTGAGTCTTTCTCGTGTGGTGTTTGTATTCCACCCTGCGGTAGTAACCCAAATACTAGATTCATTTCCATGTTCTGCAATCTTGTTGCCGTGTAAATAGATAGCAGAATCACGTACTTCTGTGTTGTCAAGCTTGAACTTTTTTAGTTCGTAGAATGCATCACGCATCTTCATTGTAATTTTTCGCATAAGATTGTGTTGTTGTAGATTGTTGATTGATGATAGTAAACAAATCAAGACAATGAGCGGATATGAAGAGAGGAAGTGTTACCTTCCTCTCTTTACGAAAAACCAAACAATCACAAATTCTTTCGTCTAGCGTACTCTGCCATTAGTAGAGCGTCTATTAGACCATCGTGTGGTTTAGTAGCTCCACTGAATGTTAGTGGTACATTAGGGAATAATCTATTCACCGCGATGAGTGCCATCGCTTTCGTATCCGTACTTGTCTTTCCTGCTTTTTGAATCTTAGTTATACCCTGAAACATCTCCTTCTGCCAATCTACTGCGCGTACCTTGGTGTATGGAATCTCATGGGATACACATAGTGCTTCAATGATACCAGACTGTTCTCCCATTGAGAATGCTGTTACCTTACTACTACCAAATATCACTCCGAGCTTTTCAAATACAACGTGATAATTATCATCTTTAAGATTCTCAAATACTTGATTGAGTTCAAATAGATTGAGCTCTTTCTTAATCAATGGCATCTTGATACTAGTAATCGCACTGTTGTCTACTAGTTTGACAATAGCACCTGATTTACCAATATCGATACCCGCGTACTTTTTCATAATAGGAGTTTCTTTAATAGTGGAGTTAGTGTCTCTTTGACTTTCAATGCACCATGATCTTTTATAGAATCAGAAAGATCCTTAGACATAGGTAGCAGACAATAGTCTAAATCATAGAGTTCCTTATAACGCTTCATAGAGTCTATACCCGGCTGATCATTATCAAATAGAGTTATGATTTTCTCATACTTCATTTTGTATGCAGCTATTACTTCTTTGGGGATAATAGTATTCTCACTAGGCGGAGCGATAGATTCAATCTCCGAATAGCCCAAGCTCATAAGAGATAATAGATCCTTCATCGAGCTGGTGATCACTAAGAATCTCTTCTTAAGAGTGAGTTGCTCAATACCTTGGATATATCTCTCAATGCTTGTAAACTTATTATCCTTACGGTAAGGGGTATAGATCTTTACGAGCGTACCGTCAATCTTGAAATATCCATAGATAACATTTAGTTCTATGTGTAGTTCATTGTCGCCACGCTTCAGCTTATAATACTCTAATGGTTTGACTTGATAGTGTTCTAGAAGCTTGGAGCTAATGTTGTACTTAGTCCAAAACTTCGCGTCAGTCTCTGACCATTTCCTAATACTGAATTCAGATACTCTGTAACGTTCATGTGGAGTTACAATAGATACATCCTGCTTATTGTGTTTAAGCCATTGTTTGTAATCATCAAGTATTTTGTCCCGTGCTTCGTTTACTGTTTTAAAATTCATCAGCTCCATTACTAGTATGTCCGCATCTGCGAACTTACCAGTAGAGAAATCTTTGAATCTGTATCTATGCTGATAGATATCGTAGTAAACAAACGCTGAGGGATTATTATCTGCAGGATTAAAAGGAGATTTAATTTTTACATTCTGACCTTGTAGCTTTTCGGTCAACCCCAAATACGTTTCAAATACCCATTCGACAGGAACATCGTCATAGAACATTAGATTTTTTGTTCTGAGCATGGGTGTACATATAAATAAAGGGAGAGCCGTATAGACCCTCCCTCTTGCTGTAACACTAAAATTAATCCAATGAAAATTCGTCTTTCAGATTTCCGAAGAAGTCATCAGAACCTGAAGAGAATTCATCTACAGTCGTAGTCTTCTTTCTCTTGATGTGTGTATCCTCATCAAAGCGTACAACGTTTTTCTCTACGTTAGAATAAGCTGCACCTGCTTTGGTATACTTAGGAAAATACAAATCAAACTGAGCATATCCCGCTTTGTTGGTATACTCTTTACCCGCGAGACAACCATAGAACATTTTATCCATGAAAGGTTTGTCGTTGTTAAACGCCTCGACAAACTGTTCAATCGTATCATGCTTCTCATCTTGTTCATCAAACCATTTCTCACTTCCAGTAGAAATACACAGAAGTTTGATTTGTTTGAGAATCTCTAGGTCTCTAAAGATCTTGACACCCGTCTTGGTTTCAGAGTCACCCATCGGCCACTCTGTACCTCTGACTTTACCTACTTTGTAGGGAAGATGTCCAAGTTCGGGTTTATCCTTGTCTACCAAGAATCCCTCGAATCCTTCAATCTTTGGTCCATGAACATTGAGAATCATGTCATAGTGACCTGGTTTAAACGTAGCTTCTTTCAGAGTTACATCTGTAAGATAGAGCTGGTGGTTTCCTGGGTCAAGTGTCTTCGATTCATTAGAACCACCTGAGCCTACTTTTACTTGTTTAGTACTTAACATATTATTCTACGATTTCTGAAATTAATCCATCTTCTGAACGCATAACGAATCTTTCGTCGATGTGCATAGAGTCTGCCATCTCCTCAGTTGTATACAAACCGAGAGTCAAATCTGGTCCAACTCTATTAGCACCTTTAGAAAGACAGCGCGCATACAACATTTCTTTAGGCATGCGCTTCCAATTGTCCTTTGTAGTTAGACCTTGGAGTTCAGCGTCTTTCCAACTGAAGGAACAAATCTCCTCAATATTATCTCTAATAAATCGAATTGTTGTCCTACGGTCTACAGGTTTTTCAGAAGGATCTGATTTCTCGCTAGTTCCATTTTGATATACATACACTCCGTCCTCGAGAGTTTGGTATTTGATACCACCCTTTCTAAGAATAGCACCAAGAGCTTTAGCACTGAGCGTGAGCTTACCTTGGATTGGAATGATGTAATGGAAAGCTTGCATCGTTGGAAATCCCAACTCCTTACCCATTTGCGCAATCGTGAATGCTTGCTCTACCGTTTTGATATGGGTAGGAAGATTCTTCGATTCAATCAGTGTGCTGAGAAAGTTCTGTAACTCCTCAGGTGATTCATGTTTAACTATACTATTCATTTCTTAATAATGTCGTTTAACCACTTCTTCTTGCTAACAGGTACCTTGTGCAGGATAGCTACCAAATCACGTATAGTGAGCTGAGAGATCGGAAGATCATCATCAGGATTAGGTAGTTCATTGTTAAGCAGTTCATCAAGTGTTACCGATGGAACAAACGATGAGTTACTTTGAACAGAGGGAGTTTCGTTTTCAGGAAACACTACCTCTACAAGATTATCAGTAGGCACAAGATATCTAACCTCTTCATCATTGAAGGGTAAAGTTTCATACTCTTCTTTGTAAAAAGGATTGTGACGTAAGCGATATAGCTTTCTTGTAGGATCTACCGGATTGTTATCGTAGTCTGTCAACTCGATATACATCTCTGGTTCTCTACGCACTTCGCTTTCAAATAACGATACGTATGGTTTACGATCTCCAAATGGTCTTACAATAGCTTTAGCACTAACAAGAGCGCTTGTAATTCCAATTGTTTTTAATCGTTCACCATGAAATTTTCTAATCGCTGCAAGCTTCTCAGCTTTAGGATTCTTAGTTGTAATACTCATACTTTGATCTTTTTATCAAACTTTTGCGGGGTTTCGATTTCAGATAGTTTCATCTTCTCAAACTCAGCTTTGAAGAAGCTCATCCTTGAGTCACCGTTTCTACATTTAAGAAAGTGTAATACTATAATAGACTCATCCTCAATTAAGAACTTGTCTGGTCCATAGTATCTAATCTTCTGTTTAGCAGGACGGTTGATACCGATAAGAATATCTGCATGTTGTAGGAGCGCATCGGAACCAAACAAGTCTGATTCCAATATGTAATTACCGTACTTACCTTCTTCATTTCTCTCAGGCGTATCAATGTTTCTATTGAGCTGCGAGAGGATAATGAAAATGATTGGATACTTTCTCTTTAACGCGGTTACTGTCTCACCTAGTAGGTATAGTACCTCTAGTTTGTCTTTCTCACCTTTACCTTTCTTAATTAATAAGCTGTGATCTAAAGTGACGATAGTCTTTTTGTATTTCTTCTCGTCAATCTTTATGGTCTTAGGCTTACCGTTTTCCTCGATTACTTTCTCGATGTACTCTACGCTGGAGTGAAACTCCATATAACTTTTCACAGTCTCCTCGAACTCAGCTACGGTGCAAGGTTCCTCAACAATATCAATAGGATACTTTACCCTTTCCTTAGCGTACAACTTACATAGCTCTAGTTCTTTATCAGTAAGATATTGACCGTCCCATTCTGAGCTACACAAATACTTGTATGACTTACCTAGTACACTTGAGTATTCACGTATAGCAGATGTTCGAGCCAACATCTCGAGCTGAAATTCTAGAACTCTAAAGTCTTCACCGGGGTTAAGAATAAAACTTTCCCTAATGATTTGGTCTTTGATTAGAGTCTTACCACTAGCAGGACGTCCACCGATTACCACAGTATTGTGCCACTCGATACCATTAGTTCCTGCGTCGTTAAACTTCTTCCAAGGAGTCTTTAAGCTTTTGATTTGTCCTCGTCTTCTTCCATCAAGATATACCAAAGATTCGATGAAAGCATCCCTCTGTCCCTTCCAAGGACTTTTATTATCCTGATGTTTCGACATGATTTTTCTTCCTTCTTGTTATACGAACTTAGTAAAATCTACCCGCAATTACAAATTCATTTAGACTACTTTCTCTTTGAAAAAGTCCTGATTATCAATGTCTTCCCCATTAATTACCATCTCACACCAATCGGCGAGATCGCTTCTCCAAGTCTTGTCTTGGTTTTGTTTTCTAATGAAGTATTGGGAAGTCTGCATGTACAAATAACGCTTCGATTGGAAGTGATCTACATACATGTTTGTCGCTTTCAAGATCACATCCCATTCGTAGTTGTAGTTCTCAAAGAACCACTTGAAACACTCAGTTACAGCTTTCTTATTAGACCTACCAGGTTTACCACTTGGGAGTTTGATAGCTGGAAAGATATGACTGTATCTCGTTACATTATCCTCATAGTCATACCCCATAAGACCTTCCTCTGTATTTTTTATTTTAACAGAGAAAAAGGATTCAGCTTTATCTAAAAGCTCTTTACCTTTATTGGTAATTTGAATTGTATTGGTTCTATTGTAAGCAATCAGATCTTCATTGAGAAGAGCCACAATAGATGAGCTAATGTTTATGTTACTAGGAGAAACTTTCTCTCGAAGGCAGTATAAACAATAGAAATCATTTGGACTTATATCTGATTGATTTACAAAGTTAAACCAGATTTGAAGATCGTTGGTTTTCTTACTCATATAACTGATTTATAATGGATAAAACCCTTAAGATATATTTGACAGCACTCTGTGTGATTGTTATGTTGGTTGTAGGATATCTGATTATTACGACTCCTGAACCACAAACAGAGGTTGAAGATAATGCGTTCCAAGATTCTTTGCTCGTTTTGAAATACAAAATTGAGCAGAGCGAGAAGATAGTCGAGTGTCTGGAGAAAGCAAATGATAGTTTGCTTAACTTAGAAAGTGAAATAATCTATAGATACCGTGATAAAATACATTTCATTTACCTTGAAGCTTCTCCTGCTCAGCTTGACAGCATCATACGCTCAAAGTGGGATATCCAATACGGATACGATACGCTGCTATAATGTAACCGAGCTTAGGAAGATTGCTAAAACTGCGACTAATCTTGAGTTGTGTGATAGTCTATTGTCTAATAGTAGGAAAAGGATTGAAACCCAATCAGCTATTATTCGTGAGAAGGATAGACAGCTAGACTTCTGTAATAAGACTGTACAATTTAATCAAGAACGTATCAAAGTTCGAGACCGCGAGATAGATAACCTGAACAAGTCACTGCGAAAAGAGAGAGTCATTAAAAAGATTCTCACTGTTTGCACAATAACATTGTCAGGTATATCCACCACGCTTCTCCTCATAATCACCATTTGATTGGTTCGCCGTACTTACCAATCATCTCCTCATTGATCTTTACGAATAACTTACCTGAGTCCCACAGCTGTTCCTTATTGTATGCAGCTGCTGCAGGATGTTGAGCGTATAGCTTTACATTCGCTTTATCAGGTATAAGACTGTGATACTTCTTAGCTGCTGTACCTAGGAATGCATATGTCAATCCTGGATTAGTCTTAGCAAGAGTATCAAGTACAAACGTTGTGAATGGTTCCCAAATATCTGTTTGAGTCCCTGGTTTATTTATCCTTGTAGTGAGCGCGCTATTAAGTAATAGTACGCCTTGGTTAGACCAATGTTTTAGATCATGGTCAAACCATAGATGCGTATCATAACCTTTTACCGTCTCTCGAATATCTTTATAGATATACCGTAGAGAAGGTTGGGTCTGTTGTGTTATACTACACGAGAATGCTACACCATCCGCTACACCTTCTTGGGGATATGGATCTTGACCTAAGATAACTACCTTAAGATTTTGATATGGACACTCTTCAAATGCTCTAAACAGATACTTGAGCTTTGGGGTAAACCTATTACCTATCTTGACTTCATGTTCTAGCTTTTCTAGAATATCGATAAACTCACTACCCATTACAAAGGTCTTGAGCTTATCTGCCCAACCCGAGGGTTTAAGCTTTTCATATAAGCTCTCTCTTATTTTTTCTAAGTCGATGACTTGTTCGCTCATATTATTTAAGTTTACAGTCTAAATAATTTATATTAGAATTCTATGAGTGAAGAAACGACACCCAAGAAAGTTGAGATCGACGTCTTTAAACCTGACGCAATCATTAACATTGAAGTCTCAGGATACTTTGTTATGGTACTCCAGAACATTCTGTTTAAGCTGTCCAATCAGATGGGGAATGAGGCGGTTAAAACAGCTATGGAAAAGTTTAAAGATGCCACACAACCACCATCTGATTTAGACGAGCTTATGTTGTTCACTGTTATTTCTTTAGTTAGCGAGTGTGAACAAGCCGCTATTAAGCAGAATAAAACTGTTAAGGAAGAGATGACGGCGGAAGAAGTTCTTAAGAGAATGAACTTCGATGTCAGCGAAAGTTGATATTAAGGGAATCTCCTATTTGTACAATTGCTTCAATCACTAGCGCGAGCTCATCCTTTGAGCATCGTGAGAATGATTTGCATACTAGGAATACTTCACCTGACATTTCCTTCTTTATACATAGACCAGCTTGTCTTTTGATTTCAAGTTTCATGTCCTCAAATGTGTAGCCGGTTTCTTTAGCTAGCTCTCTGATACATGCATGTATCTTAGCTAGTTGTGGAACCGTACCGTTATCAACTTCCGATTCCATAAACACTTCTACAATCTGATCTTCTTCTAGTTCTTTCCTAAAAGAATTAAACTTTATTTCTTCTGCTTTGTCTGCTGGTATAAACTTTCCGTCTTTGCTCTTGAATCTACCGTGATAAATGTTGTGCTTCATTACCAAGGTAGATCTTCATGTTTGGTTACAGTGTACTCATACTTGTTGAGCTTATCAGAGATATCGATGTTATCCTGCCATTCAATTGTTTTCTCAATGGTAAATTCCCAATCAGGTCTTCCCATGAATTGTCTAGCTTTATCTAACACTAAAGGTAAATCTGCTTCGCTCACCAAGATTTTTGAGTTGGTTTGAGATACGAGACTACTGTTCGTAATATTATAAAGACAGCCCAATAACTTTAGGAGCTCTTTACTCAATACGAGGTACTCTCTTCCTTTAGATACATGCTTAGGATGTGCATCACTTAAGAGATTGTACAGATAAAGGATTTCTACTTCCTCATCATATCGTGTACCGTCTTTCTCATATGCCATACTCCGCGCATAATTACCAAAATCTTCATCAAAATCTGGAGCCATATACTTCTTGTTTAGATGTTATTTCCCAATCACTATACTTGTCAAGATTAAAAACCTTTACGGCTTTCGAGATTTTACCTTTCCGCACCCACACGACTTCTTCCTTCCAGTACTTTGGAATGGGTTTGATCTTCTTGACTGCGGGAAGGGTCTGCTTTGACCTGGTGTATTTGATCTTATTGGCATGACGATTATTGTTTAGAAGATGTATCTTATTGTGTTCCATGGTATTATAGAAGCATGAAGTTTTATAAAATCTTTCACACAATCTTTTTTGATATCCGCCTTATACCTTAGGTTCTCACCTCCATATTCAGAAATCTTATCTTCTTGTATTAGTGGTTTCCATAACAGATTCTCACCGGGAAGATTGTTTCTGATATTGTATAAATGCTTCTCACGATTGTGAGTTAGGAATATTACCTCTGCCTTTACAATATCCTTATTTTTTACATTCTTATCTACCTCTTCAAACAATAATTTATACTTGTCTAACCAACCAAGTTCAACTATAACAGGACTAAAGTTTATGTGCACATCATATCCTGCATCAATAAACTTGTCAATGGATTTGATCCTGTCAATAATAGGAGGAGTGTTTGGTTCGAGTAAGTCCGCATACTCTTGCGGCATTAAACTAAACCTTATCCTTACCTTTCTTTCAGGATTAAACTCTAGAAACACATCAGGAATAATCTTAGTAGCGAGCGTAGCTTTAGCTCTAGGATGCTCCTTAAAGAATTGAAATATTCTTTTCCAATCGTGGTACTTAGCATGTAGAGCAAAGTCTTCGTTACATGCTATGTCATAGGTGATAAATTCTGGATCAGTTTGGTTTGGTTTGTCTACCACTGTAAACATTGCGTGGTTGTTTATAGCAGTAAGGATCCTTTCGGGATTAGTAGCTACGTCTAAACCAGTTGGTTTATGACGCTTCATGTAACAATATGTACAATTTAATAGACACCCATGACCAAAACTAGGGGATATATAATCGCTACTTCTTCCTGATTCTCTTATTGTTGTAGACTTTCTTTCATTGAACTTGACTTTGTTCTCCATCTTCTTCGATTACTGCGGGAGTCCAATCAGGATTCCATTCCGGGTTGGTTGAGAATTCTGAAATGAAGTGTCCCCTTTCATGTGACTTAAACCTTAGCTCTTTATGGTATTCTTCTTCATCCTGTTGAGCATAACCAACAGAAGATTTTCCTTCGGGATAAAAGTCTTCATTAGCCATGTAAATGTCTACGTCCACACCTCCGTCCGTTTTTTGTACGGTCATGAACAATAATCTTGTTTCTCCAATTTTCAATGCTGTTACAGCCATAGTAATAACGTTTTAAGTTTCATATTAAAACAGGTCACCCAAGCGGGGGGTGCTTGGGTTCCTGTCTTAATACTTAAGAAATACAAAATCTAAGACTCTACTTAACACGCCACAATTTATTAAAAATTGGGAATATGATACCACGAAATTTTCGTTTGATCAAAATCTTGTAGCGCTTCTTTTACCCATACTTCGTCTATAGTATTTCTATAGCAGAGGATATGGATTTTAGATTGGTCGTCTGGGTTAAGTCTCAACAAACGACCAATCCTTTGAGATGCTTTACGTTCATTACCATAAGCATGCATGATGATACCTTGCTTAAGATTACGAACGTTAATACCCTCATTCAATTGTAGGACGGTAGCTAACTGCATTACTTCTCCCGTTTGAAACTTCTCAAAATTCTCCTCCGATTTAGAATTAGAACTGTGATAAGTAGGGATGTTAAATGAGTCTGCTTGCTCAGTGGTGTTAGCAAACAAGATAACCTTGTCATTAATCTTTTCCAGTAACTTCTTAGCATAGTTTGCTTTACTAGGATAGGTCATCATTGTTTTCATTCGCATGATTCGTGACATGCGGAGATCATTCTCTCTTGAAGCCTCATCGATTCTTCTAGTCCAATACTCGTAAGATGCTTTTTCGGAAGACACAAACTTCTTATTGTTACCAACCATAAGATTGCGTCTAACGTCTAGATCAATACAGTGCACTAGGATTCTATAGTCATTAAGAATCTTATCCTCTACAGCTTCATCTGTTTCATAGGTAAATACAATAGGACAATACTTGTCTACCATTTTACCTTTTTCAGAAGATGCATTCTTAGGAGGAGTGCCTGTAAGACCTAGGATCTTACCAATAAATCTAGCTAGAAAATAATCATGAGAGAATAATAGAGAGTGACATTCATCAAGATAGACTACAGAATAGTCAAGACTTTGTTTTACGAGCGAGCGATAAGTTGTAAATGTGACATGCTTCATAAGATGACTCATTCCAAACTTATCTGCTTCGTCTTTCCAAGTCTTGAATACTGCAGTCTTTGGAGCTACGACTAGAAACTTTGAGTTGGGTTTTAAATTCTCAAGCATATGCTTCAAACCCACCAAAGTTTTACCACTACCCATGCTCATACCTACACCTGCGCGTAGGTGAGGACGAACAGCTTCTAAAGCTTCATCCTGGATTTGTTTACGCTTTTCCATTGTTGTGTCATTTATTCTTCTTCATCACCTAATGGGAATCCAAACTTCTTAGCTTCCTTTTCGCTAATAAATATGTACCCACTTTCAGGTATTTCATCGATGAATTTTAGAGCATCGTCGATTGGTACAGTGAAAACCAAACCAAGTCTAAATGGATCGTCCATTGAATCAGTAAGGTCTTCATCATACACAACAAACATTACACCCACATCTTTTTGTCCCAAACATTCTGCACATAATTCATCGTTCCATATATTAGAACCATCCAGATTATCAATGTGTTGGGCTTCTTCTACTGATGGTTCTGGATTGTACATTATTTTTGTTTCAACTACTTCTGCACAGACACGACATCTATAGTGCACCATGCCTATACTTACATCTCTTTGTTTCATAATAATTTGATGAGTGAGGGTAGAGACATATTAAAACTCTTTGATCCCAATTTGTACCATAGAGAACAGTTGAGTTTGTACATGCATTATGTACCCTATGTCTATTTAATTACAAACGATAAACAGCACGTTACAATTGAGTTTGTTCAGTTTGATGTCAGTAAGGCACTAGGATTAATTGGGACGGTCCTTAATTAAGATCGTGATCCAATTGTTCTTTTAGTAGAGAAGCCAACTCTGAATAGTTTTCATTGAGTAGATTATTAAATCTACCTCCGGCTTTCGATTCATCCTTGTTTCTCCATACCTTATTGAAAGAAAGGTCAATAGGCTCTTTTACTTTATTGTCTTCAACTTTGTAGACCAACATCATTTCCTGATCATAGGTCTCAAACTTTAGACTAAGTACACGAGTCTTGTCTTCTCCTTCTAAATCTTCTACGGTTTTTATTTCCTTCTTTGGAAGATACATCTCTGCTTCAGAAGCAATAACAAATACAACTGGTTTTATTTCCTGATTAAATGATTTAATAGCATCAATGACAATATCATTGTCATCATCGCTTTGTTCATTTAATCTATCTATACCATTGAGAACAAACGTTTTATATTCTCCTCCTTCGCAAATCATACCCATTGCAGTAAGGGGAAATTCGCCGAACTCTTCATAAGTTTTAGTGACTATATCAATACAGTCATTAATAAAACCCTCGAGTTCCTTCTTATACATTTCTTGTATTGTCTTCATATAACAGGTTTACAACTAAACTTAACTGGTTTATCCTCAAAATCATCATACACGCTATCCGGTCTAACACCAGATGGGACAGCGAAGTACAACAATCCCTTTATTGGACATGTACTTTTATATCCCTTAGATTCTAGATACTCTTGGATCGTTATATGATCTCTATTCTCTTTCTTTTGACCGAGTAGTAGAGGATATGTAAGTTCCCAAGTATAGTTCTCTTTCTTGATTACCATAGGATCTTTGTCCCGTGATACAAGAATCAAATCATCATATCCATACATTGGAGACTGTGGGATACTCTTAATGATAGCCGTATTGTCGGAGACTTTTTCTACCAACAAAACTCCATGGCTAGTTTTCACCTTCAGTAGTTTCATATAATCGTGATTTAGAAAATCCTAATTGTTTAGCAGACTCTGGATTTAATTCAATCCAATTATGACATGCTCTACATACCGAGAGCCAAGTTGTTGTATCAAGATACCTACTACCTCTACCCATCATATGGTGTACATCAGTTGAATTGTTCTGACATATACCAGATATGTGAGCTTGACACATAGGTTTAGATACAAGAAACTCTTTTCTTAATTCTGAGTAACTGCTGTCTAATTTCTTTCGCTTGGTTGTTTGTTTAGGAATTACCGCAGGTGGTTGGATTTTACTCCAACACACCTTGCAGTATCTTTCCCCTTTAATATTTTTCCAAATCTTCCTTAGCTGGTTACATGAAGAACAAGTCTTCATTCCATTAATTCCGAATCCCATACTTGAATAAATACGCCTTTGTCTCCCCTAAATATACCATATGTTTCATTAGGGAAAAAGATCTTAATCCAAACGTTTGGGTACGGAATATAACTAGCTATCTCGTCTTTACAACGTTTGATTTTTTCGTTAATCGCTTGAATCATAAGGGTATTAGCTTCCCTTACTTCGGATACCAATAACTTCTTATCAGAGTTATCTTCCTCATGCGCTAACGCTTCAACCAAACTGTTAAAACACTTAGGAACAAACTCCCCTTGAGACTCTAAGATTTCATTTTGAATCTTCTTAATCTCTGATCTTAACATGTTAACCTCTGAGATTAGATGTTCAACTCTTACTTGAGCGGCGAGTTTAACTCTTGTAGTTGTCTTCATAGTAAATGAAAATTAGGAGGAAGAATTTTTTCGTCCATCAGTTTCTGGACCATGTGCATTTTGGAAATACCAAGTTTCCTAAATGAAATTTCTGGGTCATATGATGGATCGATGTCATTGCGAGAATCGATAATGTCTCGAGTAAATTGATTACATCCTCTTTCTGGTGGAAAGAGAGTCGTAAATAAATCTACACAATAATCATTAATGATTTCTTGTTTCCAAGTGTTGAGAATACCCTTGGTTTTCTTCTGCACTTTAATAATTCTCAGTGCTTTATCAGGAGCCATCTCACACAGTTCTTTCTCTGAATAAACAGAGAGACCGTGAATAGCTCTAGTATAAAGAAACTGTTGGCGCTCCGTAAGGTTAGGGTCAGTATACCTCTTACCATTGAAGCTGTTACCATAGATTTGGATCTCTTCGATCCTTTGATTGAGAGATATTTGGTTTTTCATAATGTGATTGTTTAGAGTTGAAAAATAAAAGAGGGCGCTACCAATATGATAGACACCCTCTTTTGGAAAATAACAGATTAGAAATTAGCTAAGCTTTCAGAGCTGTTAAGCGTCTGATAAGCTTCGCGGATTTCGTCAACGTTATTATGGGTAATAACATTTCCGAACTCATCGCGGATGTGTTCATCTTCTGCAGATGTATCAGCGGTGTACACAGTCTTTCTGTATACAGGTTGATCATCAATACGACAGATGATGCCAGTAACACCAGCAACTTTAAGATCTTTGTTGGGGTCTTTCTTGTTGAAAGGAGTCAAAGATTCTTTAACTACAATCTTACCGTCGATCTCTTGACCAACGCGCCATCCGAATGAAGAGAGATCCTCCATTCTTCCTGCGATCAAAGCGCTCATTTCTTTTACACGAGCGAAGCCGTCTTCAAAGAAGATGCGACGCTGAGTAACACGAATGTGCCCCCACTCTGGATTGTTTTTGGATTGAATAACCACGTGACCAAGCTCGTCACCTGTGACTTTCACTTTGCTAATCATAAAATAAAAAGTTTGAATTGAGATTTTTTGGCTCCAATCAATGAGAATAGAACGGATGAGCCTTTCCGTTTTACTCTATATAGTCTTCATTTAAGAATTCGGGAAATTCGATGCTGTTGTCTACGTTGTATGATAGTAAACAATTATCATCATCTGAGAAGTATTCATTTTTACTTAGCTCAGGATTATCTCCGTGTTGATTTATGTATTCACCAGCATCAACTGCCATTAGGTATTGTATATCATACTCAGTCAATTCAAGAAATTCCTCAATTGAAATGAATATTACTTTACCGTTTGGTAATTGATAAACCATGTCATAAATCTACAAGTTTTTTAAAAAGGATTCATCTCTTCGTCAACTACTGTTGTGTTACCCAATATCTTATCATCGATGTAACAGTATTTCATACCTGCTCTTTCAATGTATTCTCTGTTCTTTTCAATCTCAAATACTGAGTTATGAAAATCACTATCGAGGATAACATGTTTTTCTTTCAACCATGCGGTATCATCAATACGATCACCGTCTGAATTAATAAAGGAGAACTGTACCTTAATAGGATAAGAACTAAGTCTATCAACGTCTAATACTCTACTGCGAGCGAGAATAGTATCGTATCTATTTATAAATAGATTTTTTGACAAAGACTGTTCTTCATTGACGTTCCAGCTTCTTGCATACTTGTAGTTAAACAAGACCATTTGATCTTGTGTAAAGTCTGGAGTAATAGATGAACCACATACAGCTTTGAACAGAATGATTTTACCATTGTCAGTTTTACCGATTGCTTCAGCCAAAACTTTAGAGATGATCTCTTTATTTTTATGACTGACAAATGACTTAATCAAATTTCTGATATCTTCGTCCGTAATTTCCATATTGTGTTTTGTAGTACGCCTCAGAGGGTTCCTCTTGTTATTAGAGGAACCCTTTATTTATCAGTTATTGTTACTGTTGGAGTAGATAGGATTGTTATCCAAACGGAGGAAATAGAATGCTCCGTTTAAAGACTTGTTAGCAACCTTATCATACACAACAATCATATCATCGCTATTTTGAAACCTCAGTTTATAAAACTGTTTGGTTTCAACCACTGTAATATGATCTGAGATGTTTGAGCTAGGAAGAGTGGAGAGATAATCATACACGGCTTGATCTTGTGTGAATGATACCTTCTTAAACTTCTCAAAGTCTACTTCCAACAACAATGCGAAGGCATGTACCAAACTATCGTAGACATTACAATAATGTTTGGGGAGTTTAGCTACAACATAGTGACCGAACTTCAATTTAAAGAATCTGGTATTGTCATCTACAACATCAAGTCCAGATGCAGTAATCCAATTTGGCAGTATATCCGGATTATTGATAGCTTCATAGCACACTTTGGTGCAATAGTTAAACAGTCTTGAGTAATCGTAGGTGTTGCGAAGTTTCCTACACTTTTCAATCGTTGCTTGTTCCATCGTTTTGGTCTTTAAGTTTCTCGATGATTTTAATGATTGGGTCTATGCTGGTCTTTCCAACAATACCACCAATAGCAAAACAACAATATGCTAGTTCATTGGCATGAACTGTTTCTTTCGAGATCTCTTCAAACATCTTAGTGAATGTACTTTCTTCAATAAAAAGATGTTTGATTTTCTTTTGGAGATACTCTACCCTTTCTTCGGTGATACCTAGTGACTCAGATATCTCTGAGCCATCAGGATTGATTTCATACACTCTTACGGGATTCTCAGAAGGCACAAGTTTTTTGGTCCTTTTGAATAAATTCTTGAGTCGGCGGGTTAATTCCATGTTTTGATTTTTTATCACAAGGTAAAACAAACAACCAGGTACTTCCTCTCTTTAATAGATTGACATCTCTTTCGATTATCATTATTCTTTGGAGAGTAGGAAACATGAGAGCTACTTTTCGTTTCTCTTGATTAAGTTTTTCCCAAATACCATATGCTATAAATGCATGAGCAGCTACACTAACTATGAGTATAGCTGTAATAGGATAGTTAATAGGAGTCCTAGACTTTTTCTTTTTCCTATTTTCCCAAAACCAGAGGTGTTCAATCATAAGCATTAGATAAAAAAGCTCCTCTCCCCTAGTAGCAGTGGGGAGAGGAAGCGGGTTAATCAAAGAACGATTATTGTAAGCTAGAAACAAAAAATACCGTACACCCTATAGGAATCGAACCTATAGCCTACTGCTTAGAAGGCAGTTGCTCTATCCAATTGAGCTAAGGGTGCATCCAATGTTAGTCTTCTAACAATTCTTCGATATCATTACGGCACAATTCAATTTCATTTTGAACTGATGCGCCGTCTTCGATCTCAGACTGACAAAGACTCACCAAATCTAGGATATCTTCCTTGAGATCTGGTCTTTTCCTTATTGCTTCGTTTGCGTATTTAATTAACTCGTCCATATTACCAATCAATTTCGTGATCAATATACTTTACAAGGATTTCTTCACCCTCTGATATATCTCTTATCGTAATATACCGATCGTATGTTTGATCGTACATAACGTTGGGATCATCAGAGTGATTGACAAAGTAACTAATGTTAATCTCTGAAACTGTACGGCTCAGTTTGAAGCCGTCTCTATCTGAGATACATATCCGACTTAAATAATCTGTTATTTGGTCAGGTAAATTACTCACTTCATCCCACCCAATATGTAGTTCATCGGGTTTTAAATCACTAAATAATGTTTTATGCTTGGGAATATTTACCAATGCGAATACTCCTACGCCATCACAAACTTTAGAGGGTCTAAGATTAACGTTACAATCCGTCCGTATTGATCTTAGGATTTTCTTTTTCATCTGTGAAGTTCGTAAAGTAATTGTTATCGGTAGAGTAACCACCCATTTGTTCGATAGAGTACACAGTCATATCGATTCTGTACCCTGGATTCTTTTGAATCCTATCGAATGTCCAAGCATTGTCCATCCATATTACACGGTTATTAGGATAGATAAAGTAGTTACCGTTGTCCATCTTGAATACGTGACCGCACTTATGTTCAGGAGTTTCGCTAAAGTTTACATCTAACATTGTCCTGTTTTCGTGAGCCCAATCAAGAGTGAATAGGTAGTTACCCTGTCTCTTTACACCGGATATAGATATAAGATCTGCTCTCAACCCTGAGAGTCGAGACCTAACTTGAACATTAATGTAATGGGAGAAGCAATCCCAATAGATGTGTTCGGACATTGGTAGTACCTCAGCATTCTTTCTCCAACAGAAAGCATGTATGGGTCGTCTTGTCCAGTTAACACCGTTCTCTAGGAATGCTTCAAACAACGGCACTCTCTTTTCCATGGATGCCACAGCGTGTACATCAGCGAGAGTAAATTCACCATGACCTTTTTCATGGTTATACAAATACTCGTTTCTAATGTAACAAGTTATTGTGGGGATATCATGATTTAAGTATGCCATATTAGTCTTCTATATGTAGAGTTTTAAGCATCCACTCCTTCGGTTGTGATATATTGTCGACCCATTCTTTCGCAGATGGGATGTGCCCATTACAATCTTCGCGGACATGTTGTTCCCCTACATAACGAGTAAAGACTATCTTACCTTCAGAGTTTGTAAAAGTTGAACCGAATATTTTTTCGCATTCAAATATACCTTCACTATGATGCCGGAACATTCTATGTTTGGAATGTCCTATCCATGCTTTAGTTTCATCAAACCACTCATGGATCTTAATGTAATCGTTTATCTCACCACCGAATTTTTTTACACTTGACTTAGCGTGTTGAACTGGATGAGCCATATTAATCTTTAAATGTACCAGTTGCTACAGAATCCTCACGATCGTAGGTTACGATAGTGACATAATGCTCGCATACAAATTGAGCATCATCGGTAGATACCCAAAGAGTACCACCGCCACCGTCGTTATTCCACCAATCGTCGAGATTATTAAGTAACTGTTCTAATACGTTATTTGCGATAGCATGAAAGAGGTCACTTCCCCTTCCTATTTCATCTTGATAATTTTCAATATCATCTACGGTATCAACGTATTCTTCTTCCATACTATTAACACCACCTCTTTTGATGGCGTATATTTCTTCTACATCACCGCTGTCACCATATCCGCTATATACTGCTTTGATATGTGAGTATCCTTGAGCAGCTAGATTAAACAAAATGTGGGTGAACCCACTGTCCGTTGGTATGTTTACTGTAACCATTAGATGTCGTCTGCTAGTTTGTAAAATGATAAAAACTTATCGCGTTCCTCTATTGCTGTCAGTCTTTCCTGATCTAATTCTACAATAGATTCACCGCCCATTTCTAAATCTGTTTCTACTTCTTCTATCCAAGAAGTGAGCTCTCTTAGGAGCTTTCTATACATGTTACTTTGATTAGTTGAAGCTACATCTTTGAGTGCTTCCTTTTGTTGTGCTAGTTTTTTAAGATTGATTTTCATAGTTGTCAGGACAGGATTCGAACCTGTACGTCAGCTTTACATTTCGTTGACTGACCGCACCTTGAAGCGAGCGTCTAACCAATTCCGCCACCTGACTATTTTCTATTTTTAAAATATTTTATTAAACCTAAACATTTAATAACATAATATTCAACTACAAACCATCTTTTAAGTTTAACCCACCAAGGGTCTTTATCCATATCATCTAATATTCTTTGAAAAACCTTACTTCTCATTACTTTAATTTTTAGTAGTCAGGACAGGATTCGAACCTGTATGAACCGTAACTTACTTTGAGACACATTGCTCAACACGGTTTCAGCGTTTCCCCTTGAAGACATATTTCTATGTTTGGTTTATAGCAGCGTCTACCAGTTCCGCCACCTGACTATTTTAGAAAAGATATGTGGTGTCGCTCCACTGCCTATACAACCTAAGGACTTCGCTCAGAAGTGGCTTCTAGAATTATTACCAGTTCCGTACTATTCCGAGTTGCTCACAGCACTTTTCAAGTGCATATCTTTGTAGTCAGGACAGGATTCGAACCTGTATGTCAATTCCAGACTTCAACGGACTCAAACCGTTTTTCGGATGCCTCCAAGCGTCTACCATTCCGCCACCTGACTATTTATTATTCGCATTCCTTGGGGAAGTCTTCACCTCCCCAAAGAACTGGTTTATTTAAAGAGTCTTTGAGATTATCTAGGACTCGTTGTATTCCTGTTATACTGTCGCCGATAATAGAGACGGGGTTTGTTGTATATGCAGTAGCATTCCCCTCTTTATCGTAATATACCTCATGGATTTGGTAGTAAACCTCACCATCTTTTTGTTTGTGCGCGAGCACCCTATGATTCCACTTACTTATCATCTTCGTAAAATTCTATTACAACACATAATAATGCTTCATCATTATATGCTCCTCTAATTCTGAAGTTTTTAATGAACCCATCCTTTGTAGATTCAACACCCCTCTCAATATTTTTAGTTCTGTTAAGTAGTAAAACCTGTAGTTCACCTACATAACCGGAGAGCTTTTCGATCATGTCTCCTACTGTTTGCTCTTGAGTTTCCTGAAGCATTTTCTAATGTAGTTAAAATAATTATAGGATAAAAAACGAGCGCGTTAGTAGTATTTAGTGTGTTCTAAGTTATATTTTTAAAAAGTCGAGCGCGTAGAAAAAAAATATAAGACGAAGCGCAATGAATTATTCGAGTTCAGTACCAAAGATTTCATGCTTGAAAGGGAGCATTACTTTCTTTGGTATGAACTCTAGTCAACTAATGTATAATAATTTGGTATAACTTTAGTCAGTTAAAGGGCTGAGTGTTGACCCTTTGTGCTACGATTTTTACAGGTTTCCCCGTGTTACACACACATGTATTTCTACACGTACGTAGCATGCTCAGCGAGATAGAGTTCTCACCGGACTTTAACATGTCAACGCCATAGATTCGTTTTCCTACCAACTCCTCTGCCGAGGTTAACAAGATGCCTCCTGTTAGTTGAGATAGTACTCACTCTTCTCACCATCGGCTTTGCGAGCGTAGGGTGTCTGCATATTACAGCAGAATAAGAGCATTTTCGTTGACACGGTCTGAACGTTTGTGCTTAGATTCGGTAACTAACCAAATTGTTAGCGGTTCAGGAAGGTAGATGAAGTAGTTCAGACTTCATATAGCATGCTACCTTTTGAGTAGTTTAGCTATGACTCCACCTTGCTTTCGACTGCCAAGTCTACTTACTGTCGAGCGGGTATTCTCACGTGATTTCTCACAGCAAGACCCATTCAACTTGCACTCGTTTCCACCTTGGCGAGGTGTACTGCGAGTGCTTATCGTATTTTCTATTGAGGTTTCCCTCTCAAAGTCCCGCCTGTCGGAACTTCTACAACTCTGTGCATCAACCGTTCGGTCACTAGCACACCAAGTTATAGGTAATACGATACCTTTCTATGGACAGGATTACTCCTGCGCCAATCCCCTAACCACGGGAATTGACTTTATACCATCACTGGTTTATCCTTAAGGTCATGAAGGCTGACCTTTACCCCCGAGAGGGTAATTCATACCTAGTACAATCTTTCTGGGACGTTTAACTAGGATAATCCACGGGCTGTCAGCGAGACAGCTTCTGTACGATACCGGTCGCTAACCGGATAGCTAATGTATTGAACCATAATATATTGCATCTAATAGTGAGCTGGTTATCATACAGTTAAACTGTAAGGTGAGCATTTCAGCTTTGTCACTGGTATCCCTTGACTCATTTTCTCACTATTGATGCAATAAGAAAAATTAGTTATACCCTTTGCACTCAGTTGTAATACACCTTTGTTCTTTCAAAAGGCTTAAGAGTCTACATTATAAACAATGTAGCAAACTGTTCCTGGTAGTTAACGCAGGACTCTTATTACAACTGTTCACCCGAAGGTTAGTACAAAGGTATTCATAATCCAAACGCTGACAGCGCTCCGTGACTAATCATTTAAGAGTGTTTGGCTCACGTTCGGATGTTAAGCATTAACGCTTTTGATTTTTTGTTTGGTGAATTCCACACCTTTCTCTAATAGATAAAGTATCTCATCTAGAGATAAAGAATCTGACGCTATGGTGATCAGCTCGTTTTTTGAATTTAGAGCCAGTGTTACTAAAGGTTGAGCGTTTCTTTCCTCTAGATTTTTGGAAAGACGTTTCATGTTAAGCTTTAAGTCTTTATTCATAGCATTTTGCGTTAAGTAAATATTCTCTGCACTCAGTTATTATAATCCCTCTGTACTCAGTTATAATGTATAAGAAACACCAAAATGCTGTTCAATAGCATATCTAGCTTCCCAATCATTACCTAACATTTTATTGTCTATACACACATCAACATTCAATTCTTTAGCTCTTTTCCATATATGAAAAGCTTCTTCAGGTGTATGTGCTATTGAAAATAGCTGCATATATTCTTCACCTGATTCTTTGTTTTTAATAAATTGCACCATATAGTTGAGTTTTAAGTTTTACTAATCTATTAACCCCTCTGCACTCAGTTGTAATCCTTATTTATCTTTAATCAATCGGTATGATATTAAGACTTTATTTCATTACAACTGCTCACCCTAGAGCGAGTTAGTACAAAGGGATATTTTAGAATTTGATTTTAAACGAGCGGGTGAATATCTATCTCTTACTCTCCCTATAAGTAATAATAATAGTAATAATATAGGAGCGTATAGATAGTATAGTGTAGGTACTATATTCAATTTTAT